CTTGTAAACCAGTTATACCTTGAATACCTTGAGTACCTTGCGTTCCTTGAACACCAGTTCCAGTAATACCCTGTAAACCTTGAGTTCCTTGTAAACCAGTTATACCTTGAATACCTTGAGTACCTTGCGTTCCTTGAACACCAGTTCCAGTAATACCCTGTAAACCTTGAGTTCCTTGTAAACCAGTTATACCTTGAATACCTTGAGTACCTTGAGTACCTTGAGCCGAAACGCTACCAGCTATACCTTGTATACCTTGTAAACCAGTTATACCTTGGGTTCCTTGAGTACCAGTTCCGGTAATTCCTTGTATACCTTGTATTCCTGTTCCAGTAATTCCTTGAATACCTTGAGTTCCTTGCGTTCCTTGTGTTCCTGTCCCAGTAATTCCTTGTGTACCTTGAGTACCTTGAGCCGAAACGCTACCAGCTATACCTTGTATACCTTGTAAACCAGTTATACCTTGGGTTCCTTGAGTACCAGTTCCGGTAATTCCTTGTATACCTTGTATTCCTGTTCCAGTAATTCCTTGAATACCTTGAGTTCCTTGTGTTCCTTGTGTTCCTGTTCCAGTAATTCCTTGTGTACCTTGTGTTCCTTGTGTTCCTGTAATTCCTTGAATACCTTGAGTTCCTTGTGTCCCGGTTCCAGTAATTCCTTGTGTACCTTGAGTACCTTGAGCCGAAATGCTACCAGCTATACCTTGTATACCTTGTAAACCAGTTATACCTTGGGCGCCTTCGCAACCAGCAGTATCAAATCTAACTTCATATACATAATCCAGTGTTCCAATACCACTTGGTCCACCAAGAAAGGTAACAGTTAATTCTCTAAATGTTGTAGAAGAAGAGAGAACATTATCATCTACTTCCCATTGCCATTCATCACCAGTTGTTGGATCTTCAATATGCATAATTGATCCAGGACAAACCTTCTCCAAGTATGCTCCTCTATTTATACCATTAGAACCTGTAGTACCCCAGTCTGTTGTATTTAATTCAAAGAAAGTGACATTACTAAAATTTGTTGTAGAATTTCCAATAAATTCACCAGATGTTGGATCAGCTACCCCTGTTGTTGTATCTCTTAAATACCAATTACCTAAAAAGGCTACACTTCCAGTTATTCCTTGAATACCTTGTGTACCGAATGTACCTTGTGCGCCTTGGGCCCCAACACCAGTTAAACCTTGAATACCTTGAATACCTTGAGTCCCTGCACCAGTAATTCCCTGAGTACCGAATGTACCTTGTGCACCTTGAGAACCTGTAATTCCTTGAGTTCCTTGAGTTCCTTGTGCACCTTTATCTCCTGTTACAACAAATGATATTAATATGTCTTCATCCATAGTAAATGGTGCAGTTTCAGTAAATGCAACAGGTACTACTTCTAATTCCCACCATGTACCTCCAGCAGAAGGTCTGTCATATACTTCAGTTATTTGCCAAAGTATAAATTCATTTGAATCAGCTTTTGATGATATCCTAACATGCCCTTTAGGTATAGAAGTACTTGATTGTATTGTAGTTAAGAACGTAGATATGTCAGTTCCAGTAACACCATTATCATTTATAGACATAATGGTAGCTAGGCTTTGGTTTGCTGTATTTAAAGAAGCATAACTAAAACCAGGATCGTCAACTACTAATGTTGTATTAAATTGATAATCGAAAGTAGCACCCCCAAAAGTACCATCGGCTCCAGTTGTACCTTGGATACCTTGTGTACCTTGAATACCTGTAATACCTTGAGTTCCTGTACCTGTAATACCTTGAATACCTTGGATACCTTGAGTCCCTGCACCTGTAATACCTTGGATACCTTGGATACCTTGAGTCCCTGCACCTGTAATACCTTGAATACCTTGTGTACCTTGAATACCTTGAATACCTTGAGTTCCTGTAATACCTTGAGTACCCTGTAAACCTTGAATACCTTGTAAACCTTGCGTACCTTGAATACCTTGTGTACCTTGCGTACCTTGTGCCCCAGTTAGACCAGCAGAACTAGGTGCAATGTTTATCCAATTATTACCATCCCATTGTAAAAGATCAGCATTCTGTACATTAGTTATTGCAACATCATCCAAATAATCAATAAGAGGCTGCCCACTATTTAAATTCTGTAATTCAAGAGCACCTTCATCAAAATTATAAACTACGTTATTGTTTCCAGCATCTAATTGAATTTCTAAAACTTCACCAGTACCGGTAACATTAGTTACGTTAAGCCCTCTAAATGTTAAATCTTGGCCACTCATTCCAGCAAACAAATCTTGTCCACCTGTTCCTATATTTAAACCTTGATTTACCTCACCTGCATTACCATTATTTATTATCTTAATTGCCTTAACTGTATTGTCATATTGAAAACTAATACCTGGGCCTGCTATTAATCTAAGAGTATCATTATCAGTTGTAGACGCTAATGTAAAATCGATATCCGCTGCGAGGGCTGGTGTTGGGCCAGTATAATTAACTAATACTTTACCATACCCATTTGATCCACTTACTGTTATATCACCAGTACCTATACCTCCAATGATATCCCATTCATTAGTATCAAACGCGCCTTGTGTTGTTCTTTTATTAGCTCTCCACCAAGTTAAGGTTTCTTCCGGAGTCCCAGTAGCACTAACAACCTCAACTGGGTGATATACTACATGCCCGGTATCGTAAGACCTATTATCTACCCATGGGTTTGCTACTGCCTTGAAGTTTTCATCTACCTCTCCGTTAAAAAGTTCTCTTTGAACCTCAGTTCTGTAGATGATGTATTCTTTTAGATTGAATGCCATTTAATCTTATCTTTTTTTATTTATTCAGGTGGTTCATTAATAATAGTAGCATCATCATAAGGAAATTCATCAGTATCTTTTCTTGATGTAAACACCTCTCTTAATTGATTTAAATACCATGTCCCTTGTGACCAACCAGGTACTGCGTAACATGGTGAGTAAATACCTAATGTATATATTCTATAAATTTCATCCCAATATTTTCTATACTCTTTCACCGCTTTGTTAATAAATGAAACTTGTCTATTTACAAAAACTGAACGTTGTGAATTTCTTTGAATATCAAAAGAAGACCCTTCAGTTAATGTAAAATTACCTGTTAAATCAGATGCTCTATATTCAGTTGTAAATTCATATAGTTCACTTGCCCCTAAGAATAATTGTATAGAAACAATATCACCAATAAAACAAGGATCAAATGGAACATAATTATTCTGATAGAATAATTCCATTTCTTCAATGCTGTTAAAATCCGTAAATTCAGTTTTTTGATTTACTTGGTCATAAAATCCTACACGGATTTTAGACACATCTATTTTGTACTTTTTTAAGTAGACAAAAAAATCAAGAGATAGTTTAAATGTTAATGCTTCAACGACCAAAAGTATGTACTATTTTTTGTATATATTCAGTCCTTTATAGAGTGGTAGTCATTTACTAGGTTAGAAATTTTACCATGTGTCACATTACATTCACTAAATATTTTAAGATGAGACATGTCTCTGTAGTCTTGTATCCAATAAACATGCTTAAATCCAGCATTAACTAAAATTTTAGTGCACATTTTACAAGGTGAGAGTGTTAAGAGTATTATGTAATTTTGTGGATCATATTCTTGAAACTTAGCAATCATATTTACCTCAGCATGAATAAACCCACTTTCACCAGGTGTTAAAGAATCTTCTTCTGTTCCAGTATTTTTATTTGTACCAGCGCCACTATAAGATCCATTATACCCAAAGCTTGCTATTTTACTAAAGTCTTTTTTTAATGCCATGCAGCCAACCTTAGTAGTAGAAGAATTTGAAAGATCTCTAATACTTAATAAAATATTAGTAAATGCATTTAGTTTTATTTGAAGTCGCTGAAGCTTGGAATCCATTTTTGTTTTATTAAAGTAGCCTTCATTCTTACCTCAGGTAATTCTTTATTAAGACTGTTTGCAATTTTTATATTTTCTTTATCATCATCAAAGAATTTAAAATTCCTAAATCCCATTTGAACAAATTTCATAAAGGCATCCTTTTTCTTCTGTGCAGTAGATCCAGTAAATCCTAAGCTAGGATCATTGATTGCAAATATAAAATCAGGATTAACATCAACCCCGTTATGCATTAAAAAATCATAGATAAGTTTTGAATCATCTCTCGCAGTAATAATGCCCACAGCAGTTCCTTTTGAAATTGTTCTTTTAAGAATATTAAAAACCCAATCAATTATTTTACCAGCCTTAAGAATTTCTAAATCCCTAAAGTCATTAAAATCAAACTTATCATGAGGTTTAGTTTTAAATGTATTAAATTCTTGTGGTGTAAGATCAATCTCATATCCTGTTTTTGGATTAAAGACTCTAATTTTACTTTTGGTTACAATTAAAGTATCATCAACATCAAAGACAGTTATATCTTTCCCCCATTTTCTATACTTCTCAAATAATTCCATACAATATATATTAATCTGTTTCCGTTCCTTCACCACAGGTGAGATATGGAATGGATACATTAACAATCCCTCCCATTCTTGTATATGTGTTTTACTACAGGGAATCTTAATGAATATCCACCGTTCTGATTTTGGCTTTCTTCAAAATATTGAACAGTTACAGTTTTACCGATTAGTTCATTATGATTATTAAGGTAATGTTCTCTTTGTTCTTTAGAGAATCCAGATCCTACACTTACCTTATTGCCTTTATGTTCAATAATTATATTACTTAGACCTTCTTTTTCAACCTGCTTTCCGTTTTCTGTCCATCTCATGGTACCGTTAATACATTCTAATACCGTGTATTCAGCATCATGGAATTTTTTAACTTTTAAAAGATTATGACTTCTCTTACCTTCATACCCGGTATTCTTTCTAACCATAATACCTTCAAACCCAGCCTCTTCAGCTTCTTTAGCCATTTCAGTAAATTGTTCTTCGGTAGTCAATTGAACCTGTGGTAAGAATTCTAACATATCTGAATTAATATTTTCTGGAAGAATATCATATCCATTACGGAGTCTTTCTGTAAGAGAGGTGGTTCCAACTTTATCATCAAATTCATCTAAGGTTAGGTAATCAAATACAAAGAATTTAGGATTTTCAATTTGATGATTCTTCTTTCGGATCTGTTTCATAATTCCTTGGAAGTCTTCATTACCATCTTTATCAACCATACAGATTTCTCCATCTAGGATAAAGTCTCCACCTATCTTAGAAATTTCATCTGCAAGTTTACCTAGAGTTTCAAATTCTTTACCGTTTCTTGAAAAGAAGGTAACTGTATTCATTTCCTTGCGGCAGATACAGCGGACACCATCTAATTTTCTTGATCCGTACCATTCTCCACTTTGAAAATTTACCCTCTTTGGATTATATGCATTTGCTAAAGCCACTTTAAATGTAGGAATTAAATCTGGGTGGATTGCTTTATTAATGGAAGTAGTTCCACAGCCCATATTTAAATCTCGGTTGAGAATAGAATAAATGATAGTCTCCCATTGTGGCCATTCTTTAACAAATCTATTTACATTTGCAATAGCGGTATGCCCAGTGCATACTCTGTTTCTTAAATCATCCAACAGAGTAAAAATACTTCCGTATGTATTTCGGTGACCTAGTAAATCAGAATTCTTTTTGCAATTCTTAGGAGTTACATTATATTTAAAATAAGGATTGTAAGTATAGAAGAAAACTTTCTGTAAGAATTCTCTATCAGAATTTTCATCAGAGTTATCAGCATACTTTTTAAGAGTGGCAATTTTATGATTTCCTGAAGAGGAAGATTGCATTTCCTCCAAGAAGGATTGTAAATAAGTAATGTTTGTGTATTCAGTCATATTCCGTTTATTTAATTATATTATAAATATAATAAAAAAAATTGGGAATTGAAAATTTTTCTAGGACTTTTTTCTAAAAGTTATTAACAATTTTTTAATTTGTCTTGAATCTCTTTAAGCTTGGCGCATTTTTCAAAATCCTCTCTTTCTTCAAAATGTAGTAAAATCTTGTCTAAACTTTTAACTCTATGCTTTGCTGTTTTTTCATCATATTGTAAAACCTGGTCTGGAAACATTATAATTGTATTATAACATAAATTCATATATTGATCCCAGCTCTGATTTTCTAACTGATCCAATAATGACTTCATAAATTCTTCGTCATTAATATCCATCTTGTATATCTTTCATTTTTTTAACCAATGCTTCTTGTTCCTCAGATAATTGTTTAGGTAAATCTACAAGGATATTCACGAAAAAGTCACCTAAGATATTAGAATTATTGTAAGCAGGAAATCCTTTACCTTTTATCCTAAGCATAGTACCGTTCTTAACACACTTAGGAATATTATAACTTATTGTTTTATCAAATACTTTTACTTCTCCCTTACCTCCAAGTAAAGCATCATATAAACTTATATGCTTAATTGTATGCAAACCTTTTTGGTCCAAATAAAAATTAGGATCATCTTGTATTAATACAGTTAAAATAAGATCGCCGTTTTGATTTTCGGTCATTCCTCTTTGGCCTAATCCTTTTAATCTCATTCTCTGTCCTGGCTTTACACCGCTCTTAATATCAACACTTACAACTCTTGTACCTACTCTTATTTCCCTACTACATCCAAAATAAGCTTCTTCTAAAGTAATGTAAACCTGTGCAGTAATATTACCACCCCTAGTATTAAATCCATATCTTTGGTTAAACATATTAGTAAAACCTGGATCATTTCCTGTTTTTATAAAGTCTTCAAAGAAACCTTCTTCAAATTTACCAAATGGGTTATTCGCAGCTTGATCATATTGTGATCTCTTTGTAGAATTACTTAAAGTTTCATATGCATCTGCAATTTCTTTAAACTTTTCTTCATTGCCTTTAGACTTATCAGGGTGATATTCTTTGGCTAATTTTCTATAAGCTTTTTTAATATCATTAGCAGTGGATGTTTTATCAACACCTAATATTTTGTAAGGGTCTTTCATTTCCAAAATAACTGTATTCCTATTAAGCTACATGCTAAACACAGTGACACTATTGTTTTTGTGGTAATCCCTTCACCAAGAAAGTACCAAGTTAAAAATGTAAATGAAATAATTCCAGACCCAAAGGCTATAAATCTACCTGGCCATAATAAACCATCATAGTATTCTACCATAAACCTGGTACCATAAATTAATATGTAACTAATTGCAGTTCCAAATAAAACTGAAACTGTTAATGGATTCTTTTTAAACCAAGGCCATACAAATTGACCATTTGTTTGAAACCATATTGCTGCTTGACCGGTAAAGAATAGCAAAAATGCTAAAATTAACTTATTCATTTATATAATATTTATATCCCATTCTAACCATGTGATCCATGTGGGATTCCATTTGTTTTGCCGTTATCCATACTGAAGGTTCTGGTTTTACAATACCATCTTCTCTTTTATCAAAAGCTTTATTTAAAAACCACTTCTCTTTTTTGCTTTCCCACCAAAACCATACCTTTTGCCATGATCTAGGTTTTTTCATATAGACTTTATTACCTTTATTCATGTGAGCTATAAACTGCTCATAAGTAATGTCTTTATCCTTTTTCATTGATATCTTTAATTTGAAGTTTTTTGATTTTTTCGTCTAACCTAAACTTCTTTTCCTCGAGCTTGTTCTTAATTTCCATCTGATCTGCAATTCTTTCCAACGCAGATGATAATTTTGGTATATCCTTTTCTAATAATTTACGACCCATGGTGGTTCTTAAAAATTCTGACATAATAAGTTGTTTATTTTTATATGTAAAAACGCGAGTTAGTTTTATGAATATATAATCAAAATAACAATATTATGAAAAAGGTACCTTTATTTGAAGATTTTATTCCTGTAGGTTTTGCACCTAGTGATTCTGCATCTTTTTCCTTAGGAGGAACTAATCGAGCAGAAACAGGATATGATATGAACGCTATAGTAGGCCCAGTACAAACACTAGGTAATCATGTAGCAGAACAGGCAAATAGCTATGAATCTAATGATAATGCTGAACATACAGCAGAATCATATATTAAAGAAGCAAAAAAACATATCAACGATAAGATAGATGAAGCGTGTGAAAGTTATTCTGCTATGGGCGAATCTACTCTTAATGAAGGGACTGATATTAGTTCATGGAACCAAGCTGGAATTAAAGGTTCTGATAATGCGCAAATAACTACATTTGTTGGACCCAAGGATATTGAAGATTTTGGCTTAGGAAGAAAATGTATGCAAATAAACATAGGAAGAAATTATGTTCAATTAAATCCTGCTGATATTGTAGAATTGAAAGATCTCCTTAAAAATTATAAAGTATAATGATACCTAAATTTAACAACTATTTAAATGAAGCATCTGATTATGAATTTAAACCTAATGAGGCTGCTGCTAGATTAAAAGCTAGGGAAAAAGAAAATATCCAAAGATATAGAGCAGCTCAAGATAGAGGCGATAATTATGCAATTGCTTTATACGAATTAAAAATAAAAATGGATAAAATTGATCTTGAAGGATTAAAGGTACAGACCGAAATTCATAAGCTCAAAACAAAATTCGGTAAATAATGGAAAACAATCAAGAACGAAAGGATTTAAGTAAGATCCGCCATTATAAAGGAACAGTACAAGATTTTAAAAATTATTGGGATGAAATGGCCGGGCAAGATACTAATGCAACAGGTACTCCTGCATACCAGGACTTTGGCGGAGTTCACCCTGCTCGTGGTGCTGGTGATAGTGAACATTGGAAAACTTCAAATATAGACGAATCTAAAAAATCAGATGCATTAGCAAAAGCAATGGATAAAGCAATGATTAAGATAGATGATTCAATGTCTTATACAGATTTTGCTTTAGCAATTGGAAAAATCTTAAGAGAAGATTATGGGAAACATACTTTTGATGGTTTTATGAAAGTTCTTCATAAGGACCTAGGAATATAATTTAACTAAAAAAGACCACTCTATGAGTGGCCTTTTAGTCTTATAGCTTTTTATTATCTTAGTTTGATATACTTCTTTCTATTCTGAATATACATCTGACCAATAGGCGCAGTAAGTAATTCTCTTCCATATACATCATAGATTTTATTATCACCAATCATAGTAGGAGTTAATTCTTCTATACCAACAGTACCGCCCATAGACATTCTCATCCAAGCCTGACCATCCCATACTTGATTAAAACAACAATTCAATGTATCAACATAACCTAATGTATCTGTTAAAGTATAAGACAAACAAGTTGTTATTGTATCATAAGGCATTCCAGTAGTTGGATTGTAATTGTACACTATATGATTACATGGTTGGCTAAAACAACTATCTTCACCTAATGTTGTTTGACCACCATAAGTTATAGCATATAAAGGAGCCATAACTGGTAAGCTATTTCCAGTTATTGGAAATGCAATCTCGAGTTGATATTGTGAGCCTATCGTGTAAGTCATATTTGAGTCACACAATGTTTGTGCTTGTAATTGTAGGCCAAGCGAAACCATTACCATCATTAAAATCTTCTTCATCTTTATTTTTATTTAATTATATAGAGAGCTTAATTTTTAGTTTAGGTTCAACTCTCAAGAACCTTACAACTTTAAGATATTATTTAAACAATTCCTCTAGGTTATTTTTCTTAATTACTTGCTTCAGCATATTAACATAGTTTTTTGCTTCAGCATAACTTGCACCTAAGTATTCAAAGTATTCTTCCTCTGAATCTAATTTGCTTAAATACCTACATTGATAAAAAGCGTAGTCGTATACTGATTCTCTCCAATGATTATAGTAAGCATGATTTCTTGAGGTACCTTCTGCTGTGGTAATTCTACGCCTTGCTTGCTTCATACCAAAAAGGTTATGGTTCTCCAAAAAGATATCACTTTTCCAATGACCAGTTTCTAAAATGGATTGTGCCATAACTATATGTGGGTAGTCAACATTAAGATCCGTTAACATAGACACTAATCTATCATGTGAAAAGGTATCAACCTCGGTAATAAAAATTTGAGTTTCCCCTTCTTGTAAATTTTCAATGATAACCTCCTTTGCAGTGGTTCTCCCAAATGAAAAACCAACTATTAGAACTATTGTTAAAATTCCTAAAGAATATAATAACCAAGTTTTAATACATACTTGACTATACATTAATTTATCTTTATCATATTTAAATATCATATATTTTTTTTAAGTTAAACAAAACAGCATCAGAGCAAAATACCCTAATGCTATAATTAGAAAAATATCTATTGATTCTAATTTAGTTAAAAATCTTTTCATATTAACTAGATTCATTATGCCATTCGTAATCTAAATCTTCCGAGCATGTTACTGGTTTAGATAAAAATATCCACGATATAAGATATACCCAAAATGCCGCTGGTAGTACAAATAAAAAACCGATTCTAAATAAAATGGATGGTATACCTGACCAATTACCTAGCCCTTCGCATACGCCTCCAATATAACCGTTTCCTCTATATAGTTTTTTATTCATATTTGTTTTTTTAAAAATTACCTTCAGCAACCTGAAAACAATCAAGCCCATTTTCTCGCCACATCTTAACTACCTTATCTCTATCATCAAATACACAAAGAATATCATTTTTCTTATCACCTTCAAATAATGTATCTAACCAGTGCTTCTTTAACTTATCGTCTGGCATCCACTTAAATGGATGACTGGTAGGTCTCATTTTCAATACATCAAAAGGTACATTATTTTCATTTAACCATTCTCGTGTAGCATCTTTGGTTGCTTTACTTCGACCTGATAATATTACAATAGTATGACCAGCATCTTTAAGAATTTTTGCTATCATAATAACCGAATGGTTAGGTTTATCCATTGCAATGTTTTTAGGATTGAAGAATTCATCCCAATTCATCTTACCTTCTATAGTAGATGAAAACTTTCTTCGTTCTTCAATATCAGCAAGGGTACCATCGAGGTCAAAGATAACAGTATTTTGTGTACCATCCATATCAAATTCACTTATGTCTAATTTCATAATTAATTTATTTAATTTAAATATAACAAAGGTACATGTAAAGTGAAAGATAATTAAGACCTTTTTTGCTCTTGGTCTCTAAGTTTTTGGATGTAGATTGCTTTAAGTTTTTGCTCTCTTTTCTTAACGGACGGTTTCGTATATTCCTTCCTTTCTCTAATACTTCTAATTTGCTTAGTTCTCTTTTGTTTCTGTTTATACTTCTTAAGCATTTTATCAATAGAGTCTTTACCACTGTTTTTAATTATAATCATATAGTATATATTTAGTAGCTTAATAATGTTGTGCCTGAAGGGCTCGAACCTCCACTCTTCTGGACCAAAACCAGACGTGTTGCCAGTTACACCAAGGCACAATTAAAATTATTTGTTGGTATTAACGATGACAGAACTAACAGCCGCTTCTATTTTTGATAAACGAGTATTTAATTTAACTTCAAATTTATCTAGACGAGAATCAATATATTTACTGAATTCTTTAACTTCTCCTCTAATCTCAATATCAAGGCTTTCAGTTTCATCATGTACTTGTGTAGCAAGTGTTTGTAATTCTTCATTAAGATCATCTGCAATTTCATTAATATGATCAGTAAGATCTCTTTCAACTATTTTTAAGTCTGAAACTTTGCCCCAAACATTAACAATACCAATGAATCCTAATATAACTAAGACCGTTAATATACCTAAGGTAAAATAAAGTGTTTCCATATTTGTTTGTTTATTATTATATTGTAAAAAAATGATTTGTTTATTTTAACCAATCTACATTATCTCCAGCTGCTATATGACCATTTGCCCAATACTCCCATTTAAGGTTTAGATATTCTTCCTCTGATTTTGCTATATTAGATTCTTCATCATTTTGTAATTTCCACCAATTAGGATTCTTTTTACTTTTTCTATAATCAGGTAAAAGCAAATGAACGCTAGGATCATAGTCAGGTTCTCCTCGCCACCAATCAGGTGCAAATTCTCTAGGACCTTTATCTGTCATTCTACTATGAAAGAATGGACCTTCTCCATAACAATCAGAATTTAACCACCTAAATCCATTAATCTTAATAAGACAATCAAGAATAGACTGGTCATGTCTATGTTCTATAAAACAAGAATCCTGTTCTTCAAATAATTCATCTGTGATATATTTGTAATTATCTTCTAGGCACAGATTAAGCCATTCTTGTATAAAGGTTATACCTTCTTTAGTTTTCTTAATTGCAATAAACCCACTCTCTACTTGTAAACAATTGCATAAATCTGAATAGCCTAGCATACCCAGTCTTCTTAATAAAGATTTTTTTGTAAATTGATTAACCTTATATGAAGTTGTACCGCTCGCCCAAACTGGCTGAGTATCTAGTAACCCAACGTAATCATTAAACCTTTCTTTTTTATGTGAGAGTATTCTAGAACCTGCATCTATGTAAAAAAGATAATCACCATCATTCATTTGCATTAATTGCCTTAGTATGATATAAGGCTTCCATATCCAATAACCAAAACCTCTTCCTTTAGAAAATTGATTGGTATGTAAATTCATAAAATGCTGAATAGTATCTGGAGATTCTATAATAACCCCATCAAACCACCCAGTGGAAGTGGCTTCATCAAATAGAGTTTTTGACCTATTCTTAAATAAGCCATTTCCAAAAGTAATGAAATACTTTTTAGGATCTTTATTTATGTATTGACCGATATCCATTATATTTATTATATGGAAAAAAGAGATAAGGTTTAGGCACAAAAAAACCCAGGGTCCTAGAATCCTGGGTTTTTATTTATAAAAATTAGTTTTAGAATCTTAATCCAAATCCTAATGTTAAATTTGTTGTTTTATTTCCAGTATGGTAAACCACTTTAGGATCAACAAAAATAGCATCTTTGTGGAATGTGAACATTTTACCTAAACCTAATTCAAGATTATCAGTTTCAAATTCACTCATAGCAGCGTATAGGAAAAAATCCTGTCCACCTGCATTCATAAAATATCTTGCATGAATATCCAATGCAAGATCCTCAGTTGAATCAGCTTGTGCAATTCCTAAACCTAACATAAGTTTATCGGATACTCCGTAACCTAATGTTGGGGCCATTGCCCATTCTGTCCATGCGACATTTGCAACGTCACCAGTACCTACGTACCAATCACCTTTTGCATTTTGTGCGTTTGCTCCAAAACCTACTAGGATTGTTAGAGCGAAAGTTAAAATTAAATTTTTCATTTTTAAAATTTGTTTTTGTTATTAATTGTTTTCACTTATTATAAAACACTTGAATATTTTGAGAAATGAATCTAGTACTTAAATTTCCATAAATTTTCAAATGAGTAGCCGTAAACAGACACGTTTACAGTTTTCTTTAGTTTCTTTAAATTATATTTAATTATATAGCATTTAATAAATTTGTTTCAGAATTAATATTGAGATTCTATTTTTACTACTTCTATTGCTCTAACTAACTTATCATAATCAACTGGGCATTTAAGATCCAAACCAGCCTTAGCTGTAAATTTAATATATGCATCTCCTCTAATATAAAGTAAGATAGTAGGTGCCATTCTAATTTTAAGATCCTTTTTTAATTGGGGTGAATTAGAAATATCACATCTATAGTATTTAACCCCATCCAATTTATCAACCTTTGCCCAATCTTTAAATGCATTATCTTTATTAAACTCTGCGTAAAATTCTACAACTATTACATCATGATCATCGTGATCTTCATAAGCACCATATCCTGTAACTTTTTCATCAAAAGTTTTATCAGATACCCAATTTAAAAAATGTCTTTGGTTCTGTGCAGATGCAAATATGTTTGCTAGTAAAAATATTATTACTAAAATCTTTTTCATATTATCTTCTTTGTTGTAATTCATAAAGGCGTTCATCAATCTTCTTCAGTTGCTCTTTCATTTCCTCAACATCTTCTTGCGTATCCATAATAGTTTGTCTGATTAATTCATCCTTCATATCAAATTCCATTCTTTCAATTACAGGTTTAGGTAATTTCTTTGCATCATCTATATCAGCTTGTAATACAAACCACATACTGATTACTGTTGCCATTGCTGCACCTATTGCTAATAAAGTTTTAATACTAACCTTAAATCCAATATCTTCATTTAACTCTTTTGCCATTTTAATCTATTCTTATTTAAAAGTATAATTTAATCCAAACATAGTTTGGTATAGTTTGCTATCCCACATTTTAGAATATTCACCTTCAATAAATACTCCAAGATTTTTATTTACTTTAAAACCTAATGAAGTTCCAAAGGAATAATCAGACCATTGTTCCGGTTCAGAATCTTCTCTTAATCCACCTAGACCCCAATTGTTTCGGTTAAGATAACTAAATTCTTCTTCTCCAGCAATGTATGTATGAAGTGGTAAAATATAATTAGCGTAAGCATGTACCCAGAATCTATTTTCATAATGATAAAAATCAATGCCTACTATAGGGGCTACCTCCATCCATGGATCTAATAAGTCCCAGGCTTCACCATTGAAACGATTCATTAAACCAGGCATTATCGTTTCTCTAAAATCTAAATCTGAGTGAGCTACTTCATTACCATCAGCATCTACCCAACACCAATCTTGTGTGGTTACCGGTTGACCTGTATTTGGATCTGTACTGGTTTGTGTATAAAAAACATCTTGGTAACCATATTCATATCCTAATTGATACCATTGATTTATAGCTTGACCACTATCGTTAGTTTCGTTTAGCCAAATTTCCACAGGGTTATAACCATAAGCTCTTTCATGACCTCTTAATATAGCCCCAGCAGATATACTAAACTTTTTGCCTATTGGTAATCTTCCTCTAAGTTCAGCTGAATTATAATTAAGATTAATTTTACCAACTTCTCTAGCTTGAACTTTTGCAATATGATATTTACCGGTATGCTTTATAAAGAATCTATAGTTAGTAAAATCTTCACCTCGCCATCTTTCCTTTTCAAAATGAAATTGATATTCCAAACCAGGTATAGCAGATGAAGGTGCACCAAATGTTAATTGATTTTCGGTACCGTCATAATAATTTTTTGGCTTTCTGTCATAATTAAATCTTGCTAACTTTCTAATACCAAAACCGTATCTATAATCAAATGGATAAATTGGAGTATTATCAACAACATCAGGAATTGAGTATATACTACCGTCTGGATTAGTTCGTAAAAAATATGTAGGCTCAGCTGCCTCAATAGAATTGTTTATATCCCCTCCTCCATAGATAGTACCATACTTTAAAAAGTCTTGGTATAAATTTGAAAAGAAAGAATCATTTTGAGCACTCGCATTAGTTGATGTTAATATAACTAATCCAATTAAAATGCTAATTAAGTGTTTCATAAAGTTAGAACTATTTTTAGTATTTATTTTAAAGATCAGGATTTTTTGAGAGAAATTTCTTAAATCTTTACAAAAACAAAAAAGACTGGCATAAACCAGTCCTTAATGTAATATTTACTATTTAAAGTTATTTACTCTTCTATTGATACGACAGATCCTGACGGAATAGTGGTATTGTTAGGAATACTAACTCCTTCATTTACAGTTACATTATCTCCAATAGTTACACCATCTCCAATATTGCAATTTAAATCTATAATTGAACCGGCCCCAACATAAACTTGGTCACCTATTACAGTACCTGGTCTTATTAATGAGCAGCAGCCAACCGTTAACCCTTTGCCTACAGTTACACCATTTAAATTATTACACCCATTAAAAAAGGTTTCAAATTCTGAAAACCTTAATAATGTAGTCTGTATAACTAATCGTTCTTCACCACTCTTTACTGCAATAACCCATTGATTAGTAGCCAGCGCTTTATCGTAAGTATCTTTATCATATACTTTATAATCATCTGATGAAAGTAATGAAGTTATTTTATCTGACCAATTATCAGAAGCATAAACATTTATCATAATATTTTAATTTATTGTATATATTTTAAGAAGAGTAATTTATCTTTACATCACCTAATGTAGTATCAGTAACCCAGTACGGTGGCGGTGCAGTAACACTTTGTAGATAAATTTTTGTTGGGGTATCTTTTATATGCATATCTTGAATTTCCCCGTAAAATTCTTCTAACTCTTCTTCGTTCATAGATTCAATCATATCATTTAAAACCTCGTCTAATGCATGTGATTCATCAAACTCTTCTTGCACAGGTTCTTGGCGATCTATGTAAGGGTCGTATTTAGGTTTTTTGTTTGGTAAAACTGCATAAAGTTTAGAGCCTATTAATTCAGCTTCTAAAATACCATCTATGTAAATTTCCTTTATTGCATTGTATGGAAGACTGCCTGAAGAGACTTCTGAATATAAATCTGATTGATTTGAGATGATTTTTGCTACATACGCTTTAGTATATGTAACATCATACTCAGAAGCTTTACCATTTACTGTAATTGTTTTTACTTTTGCCATTGTTGATTGATTTAATAAAAAAGGAAGACGATGCGAAAGGATTTGAGAATACCTTTATTAACGAAAGCTGCTTTATATTAGACTACCACTCTTTGGACTGCCGTCCTATTACTTAATTAAACCGGCCGAGGTTTAATCATCGTAATTGATTATCATAATCTTCAAGTGTACCTTACGCCACATACTCTTTGCGTTGTTCAGTCATTAACCAGGATTCGGCGGTTTGCTTACCTGGAAGTCTTTGCAAAATCTCTGTTAGATTTTTAATGCGTTAAACCTTTAGCTCTGGTGATTAACCAGTTCTGAATTTCTCATTTGAGATATCAGCGAACCATCGCCCTAGCCAAGTGCCTTATTCCCTTTTGCTCAGGAATTTTTCAGCAACGCATCTACACATAATTGGAATAATCATTTAGGAGCTACCTAAAGTTTTCCGTTCTGTGCCTTCCCATAATTTCATAGAACTTATTAATCCGTTTGGATTTATTATTATATACTTAGTTTAAAAAAAGTTTCATCATTCAGAAGTATTAATTATACCTCCTATGATTTTAGTATCTGCTAGGTGATCAAATTTACCATAAGTATTAATTACATAACCTGTTTTAACTGGTGAAAAATATTGAACACAAAGGCCTTTGAATTCTTTACCAAAAATATCTAGATTAGAATGCTCATTAATATACGGTCCTCCGCTCGGATCTACCATACTGATCCATGGATTTGACTTTACTAGATTTTGGTATTGCTTTCCTATAGTACTAGGTCCTACATATCGATCATTTTCATCATAGATTGATTCATGAATTGCTTCTTTAAAATCTTCAATGTGCATAGGATGAATTCCTATCCCAGAACTATCCTTACAGTAATTTTGATAAGCTAACTTATAATCATTAGAACTTCCAATTCTACAGTGCTCAAATGAACCTTCCCATAGGACCGACCCATCTTCTTGTTTTGTGAACGTGTAAACGTCTCCGTGTCTATTTTTATATTCTACCATATTATTTTATTTCATTTGTGAACCCGATAGGATTCGAACCTATGACCGTCGCCTTAGAAGGGCGATGCTCTATCCAGCTGAGCTACGAGTCCATAAAATTAGGAGGAGGTTTATGGGTGTTTCAAGGTTTCTGGTTTGCCGACTTTACTATAAACCTTTTTTCAATGGTGTCGAGCCTAACAGCGTACTCACCCCTCCTAAATGTTTTATTCTAATTCTCCGTTACTCCATGCTTCATAAACTATTTCCATAATACCTGTATCAGTATCAGCTTCTTCCCAGCCAGTAGATTCATTCCATACAAAGAATTCTGTACTCTTTGGAGTTTCAGCAATTCTCATTGATAAGTTTTCTCCGTTTACTTCAAGATCATATTCGTTAGTAGTTGCCCACCATACTTCATCTTTACTTTTTACATCAATTGTATTTTCCATAATTAAATTGATTTAAGAGATTTGTCATTTGTATAAATAGTAACATCATAGTACCTTTCGCCACATAGTGAATTTTTGTATTCCTCTGCCCAGTCAGGTCTTATTGAATATCCGTGATAGTTATAACTCATAACTCGGCCTTTTTCTAATTTGTCCCTAAACACTGGAAGTACTACACCATTACGGTCAGTCTTTCCCTCTGGGTGAGGTACACATGCCATAGGTTTAATCCATGAGACTTTGTCTCCTACTTTAAATTTTGGTTCTGTCATTTTTTTTAATTATTAAGGTTAGTACCGCTGGACGGATTCGAACCGTCACTCACCGTTCGGCGAAAGGGATTTTAAGTCCCTCGTGTCTACCAATTTCACCACAGCGGCATTCGATTTTACTTCTTTGATTTCTTAGGGTTTACTGTGTTCTTATTAAAGATAATTGAAAATAGTACATTTAATCCAAAGGCTTGCCAGAATCCAATAGGATTAACAGCATCAATAGCCGATACGAGGCATTCATTCCAAAGCCATTGAGTAGGCCATGCAAGTAACAATGCCATAATCACAAAACCTAGTATAAGTAAAAAGGCGAATGCGAAGGGTGCGGTAAATTTATTCATATTTGTTATATTGTTTATAGTATAATTATAACAGGTTGTTATGTGTTCTGAAAGTGTTTATTAAAAATTATTCATCATCTTTAAATATACCATATAAAAAGATAAGTACAAAGAAAGGCCATGCAATAAACCAGAATATTCTTTCAAAGTTAGATGCCTGCTCCATACCTAGTCTTTGGTAAAGAGTATCAAAACAAAACCCACACACCACGCCCATAGTAATATATGCAATAAAATAATTAGATACCATTTATTAATTCCTTGATTTGACCAGTAGAAACGTTACCAATCTTTTTTCCTTTAATTTCCCCTTTTTCAAAATACAATAGAGTAGGAATACTTCTAATACCATATTCTTTAGCAAGGTCTGATTCTTTATCTACATTACAAAAGATAACTTCCACATTAGGGTTATCAGTAGCAAATTTTTCTAATGTAGGTTTCATTACTTTACACGGTCCACACCATTCAGCCCAAAAGTCTACAAGAACTTTAGGTCCATTAAAATCTTCTTTAGTCATAATAAGTTTTTGTTTCTATATTTATATTGGTGGATCAAGAGGAACATCAGCATATCTCTCGCTACCTAGAATTAGGTTGGTGGTAGTATCTGGGATTCCTGAACCAACATAAGGTTCAAGTTTTTGCATAGCTTCAGTAATATCACTTGCTATGATATTAATGCGTTTTTCTACATTATTGTCTAAGTACACACACTCATAGATAAGGTAGTCTTTAATCTTAGACGTTTCTATTACTTCAATACTAAGTACCACAGTTGGTCTGTTGATACTCTTAAGAGATTTAAGCAAATCAGATTTACTTCTGTTGTATTTCTTTTTAAGCATGTTACTATGTTTATTATTATATTGCAAATATGTATTTTGTTTACGGTCGGCCGAGAGAGACTTGAACTCTCATGTAACCAATTACTCTTTCTACAAGGTATAAGCTTGAGGAGATACCGGCCGATTCTTAGTTAACCCATAGCAGTTACTGTAATAGAAGAATCTAATGCAGTAAACTCACCTTCATCAAATATTTGACAATGAGTTAAGCTACCGTTCTGTTTATTCACCAGGAAGGTATCAGTTCCCCTTGGTGTAGAGATAGTAAACACGGAGCCAGGGAGGAGGCGCCACAGTTCGTATTGGTTACCCTTTACAGGTTCTTTGATCATCCAGTCTTTAATGTTTCTTGACATGGTTTTGTAATTAAAAGTTTATATAAAAATGTAGAGTTATTTTCTGAGTTCTTAGAGGTTCGGCACATTTTCTAATGGCGGTCGCACATTCTGCATACGGTCGCACATAGTTCCACTTAGAGTATTGAGTTAGCCCAGGAGGTGTCCAAGCCGAAGAGATGGCAAAAAGCCACGGTTAGCGCGAACCCTAAAGTAAGTAGTAAAAATCCCATAGTACTATATCCTATGCAGTATATGCAAGTTTCAGTAATTGATTTAATTTTTTTAGTCTTCATATTCTCCATTCCATTTATTATTATTATATAGCACCATCCCCAGATTGTTTAAAGGCATTTCCTAATTTCTTTGAATTTTTTTCTCTAACCACTTCTTCCTCTAACCTATCTACTAATTCATCAAAATAGTCTGGATCACTAGTAACAGGAATATACTCTGAATAATCTATATGGTCCATAGAAGGACAAACCTTTGGAATAACAAACGCGGTAAATTCAAAACCAGCGCCGAACTCTGGTTGTCGTTCCCTTGCATGCTTAAAGGTATTATTAGTAAATCCGAGTGGCGTAGCGTTACCATAGTATGTCGCGTTTAGACCATCAGACTCGTAATGGCCACCAGACTCGCCACAGTGGCAGGTCTTGGTAGTATACGATAGAGAGAAAATATCTCGGCAGGTATTACAGTAGAGAAGTTTCATGGTATTACAAGTTAATGAATTTATGAATTTCTTTTAGTCCTTTAGAGATTACTAGACAAGCCAGGAGTACCATGATGAGGTTAGCAGTAGTACTGATTGCGGATAAGGACTCCGCAATGGATGCTAGAGCATCTGCTTGGTTTGTTGAAATGTCATTTAGGAATTTGTCCATTTGTAGTTATTTTGTTATTATAATAAAATTATAACAGGTGGATACCTTATCTGAAAGTTTTTACTAGCTCTTTTTTTACAGGATGAAAAAATTTCTGGACTAGACTTACGAGAATTAGACATCTTTCTTAGACTCACATTCTGGATACTAGCAAATTTTCTGGCTAGAATTTTTGCGTGGGCCCAAACGCATGCGCCGGTTTGACCTAAATTCACCCAAGTGAAAAATACATATCAAGGGTATTATTCTCTGGACCTTACCTTACCCTTCTAATAGCTACTAGCCCTACAGTACTACCAGACAGCTGGATACCTTTACTCTATAGACCATTAGGTGGTTACTACTAGTTACTACCATATAGGGTATTCTCTTATAGACAGATAACTTTAAGCTAGTAGACATTATCCCTTTCTAGCAGGCTCTAGCAGGTTACTGGTAATTATTTATATTGCTATAGTAGTTATTAGGGATTATGCCCTTTTAGTTGTTTTAGGAGCTAGGGGTGGTTGTTGACAATGCTGTGAAATAGCTGCGCTGTGGAGGACTATAGCTACTAGGGCCGATATATCGCAATATGGGCTATATTGGGTGTCTAGATGCCGCTCTAGAGTGCTATTTGTGGGAAATTAGTGACAATATGACGTATATATGGGCTCTAGAGGGCCGTTCTAGAGGCTATTGCTAGCAGGCCAGGACAATATGCACAATAACCAAGACAAAATCACACAAAAATAGGCATATTGTCCTGGCTGCTTCTAGAGCACTCTAGAATGTGTGAGTTTTTAAGCACAAAAAAGGGCAGCCTAGTCTGAATACAGATTTATGGCTGCCCTATAACCTAGGGAGAAAAACGGAAATTTAAAACCCGGTGGTTTATTTCATAATCAATTGATAGGTTTATGCTTCTCCTCGAACCATTGCGGCTTCAGAGGTAGTTAGCAATTGTTTATTAGCGAATGGATTGATATCCAAGTAACCTTCAGTATCATATTGCTTCTTACAAAGAATATTACCGGCAGTTACCATTAGATTCCCCATTTTACCTTCATTAACATTATACTTAGTATCGTTAGAGGCAAAATTGGTCATTCCATTTACTACATCCCAAACAGACATACCAGATTTAGCATTTTTCATTTGAGCCTTTGTAAAGGTATTTGGATCAGCTCCTAAATCAGCATATGCTTTCATTGCACGATCTACAGGGATATACTTTTGGATATAGTTATAATCGATGTTTTTATCCAGTGATAGTATACTTGAGGCAGCGCGTTGGATTTCTGCTAAACTTGCATCGGTATTATTAGCCTTTTTGATATTATCGGCCAATCCTACTGGTTGGAAGTTAGTAGATGCCATTCGGATCATATGTTCATTAAACTCATTGATGTTTTTATCGTTGAGGTTATGAAGACCATAGTTTTCAGCGAATGCAGTTGAGGTCATTCCGTTTGCACAGATTAGACGTTCTAGGTAAGGTGATACTTCCAATCCACGAGTTGGTGTATTTCTGAATGTTACTCCAGTATTAAATACCTCGTTTGTCATTCCTGGTACATTAAACATACCTTGTGGTGATACACAGTTAATTTGAGTTCCACCATATTGGCTTGATCCCATATGCGTTACATCCAAGTTATATTGATTGATATACCTTTCAGCAAAATCAATGAATGATTCATTTGAAATAGAAGCATATCCTGCAGGTAGAATATCAGTAATCTTTCGGTTAGATGGATCGACCAATAGAGTTACCGTTTGATCGTTCTTAGATGATTTCATAGATTTCATCATAGTAATCAATTGGCGTAAACCATCATTACCGAATCCTTCACTAAATCTTGTAGCAAACGCCTTAGGAATACGGAGGCGGCCAAGCAATTTACCGAATGCTTTATCAGTTACCTCAATCTTAACACCGTCCACATCGATATGGTTGTTGTCAATTACATTGAATTCTGATAGAGTAATTTCTTTCCGCATCAATTGGTTATTGATTGCTTCAGCCTTTTTAACGTCGAAGGCATTTTGACTTAGTGTTGTAATACTTCTCATAATTTGTATATTTTAACCGTTTTTATTATATTATAAATATAACACAAATTGTTGGGAATTGAAAATATTTCTAGGACTTTTTTCATAGAAGTTATTAACAATTCCCTTTCTTTATTTATTCTCAGTTACCTCATCCTTTAAACCGAATAGCTTATCAAATTCAAGGCCATCCTTTTTGACCATTTCCTTTTCTTTCTTTTTCAGTTGCTTAAGGCTTTCAGATTTTTTGAACCTTTCAGTATCATATGTAACATCACCTGAGGCAGATAGATCAAAGAACATTTGTTTTCCTACATGACCTCGACGGTTTTTACTAAATACAACATAACGTTCATCTTGAGACCTTTCATCCACAAATCGGATTTCCATCATCCCAGTAGTCATATGCTTTAGTTTATTAGAACCAACGAATGTACCACCTTTATTTACCTGTTGTATATTAAGGAATGATGTATACTTCTTGCCTTTATTCTGACCAAGATTTTGTTTGTACATCATATCCAATAACCACTTCTCTGAACTATTCCTTGTCATCTTAGCATGTTCACGGATAGTTTCTTGTAGTTCCACAAAGGAGTCAATCAGTACAAGATCATATCCTGTATCTAAGATACTGTTTAATACTTTCCTTGGATCTTCATCTTCAGCAATATCTTGTGGAAAGAATATATCCAATTCTCCAAACTTCGGATATCGTTGAACGTAGAGGTATAGATCTACTTGGTTCATTTCAGCCGAGATGAATAGTACCTTACTACCGCTCTTTTTTGCATTAGCGATAATATCCAGTGTTACTGTAGATTTACCAACTCCAGGATCCCCTACTACCATCCAGTTAGTAGCCTTTGGTACACCACCATCGATTGAGAATAAACCGTCGAGTGGAGTATTGGTCTTGTGAGCATCAAATAGACCTTTAGCATATTTGACATTTGAGATTTGAGTCAGCCTGTTATTTAGTTTAGATACTCCCATATTACTTAGACATTTTAGATTCGTGATTCTTTACTTTTTCAACCATTTCGTTGAACTTATCTACAGCGTTGAATCCTTGCACCGCCATGCCTCTTAGGAGATTACCTTTTAGGTCTTTGATCATTAGTAGATCGCCTTGCAATTCTACTTTGTACTTTGTTGTTGTTTTTACCATTTTTCCGTTTTTTAATTATAATATAAATATAACACAATTTCTTGAGAATTGAAAATTTTTGGGTGTCTTTTTTCTCAAAGTTATTAACACCTTATAAACAATTAGAATTCCTTTGAATTACGGATAGCTTCCTTATTATAGAAGTAATCCAATTTAGACTTAGCCATACCAATAGTAGTATGATCCTCTCCGGCTTCGATTGCCTCGGCTAATACTCCGGCCCAATATTGGATCTTCGGAAGGTAACCTTGTGGATACCGGTTTTCTTTGTTTTTGTAAGGATATGCCATAGTTGTTTGTTTTATATGGTTTGAATTATTATATTATAAATATAATCAATATTGTTGGGAATAAAAAATTTTTGGGCAGTTATTTTCTCTAAATATGAAAAAAGTTATTAACAATTGTTTATAAGGTGGATGTACAGATAGTAAAGAAGTCAATAGCCATTTTAGGTTCTAATCTATAGGCTTCCTTCTCCCACGGTTGGTCCTCGTATGCTATATCATTTTTAACAGATTTCTTCCACATATTATTGTTCTTCCGGTTACACCACCTCAACTCCTTTTTAGCATATTGTTTTACATGTACCATCTCGTGGCAGAGCGTACTAATCAGTTCATAGATGCTTAAACCTTTACGGATACTTAGCTTAAATTTACGACCTACCTCATCGTCTAATTTATAGCAACATCCATGATCTTCCATAACGCAAAATCTAATACTAATATCCAAGGATCTGTACCTCGGCAGCAATTGCTTAATACACCACTTTACACATTCTCCTGCTAGTCGATGTTCACTAGATTTACCACCAGTAATTTGTATACAGTTTGCCATTATGATCGCGATTTAGAAGGCCAAAGTAATATAGCAAGTATTACAACTATACCAATTGTATTAAATGGATATAACAGCAATTGTAAGAATAACCAGCAGATCCCCTTAATAATAAATGGGGCTAGCCAGACAAATAACAGAAACGTTGAGATAACAAGGATAGTGTTTAGTAATCGTAGCATGTAGTAGTAATTTGTTATATTTAAATATAATACTATTTGTTGGGAATAAAAAATTCTAGAGCAGTTATTTTCTCTCTAAGTGAAAAAAGTTTACTAACTGGCTTCGTGTACTACAGGGATAATCCTATCTACTGTACATCTACTATACTAGACTGTACATCCACAATATACTAGTAACTCAGAGGCTCTTGTTTCAGGCGGAGGTCCAGGAGGTAGCATGTGCCGAATGATTTGGTTCCTTCCTGGTAACATGGGCACCAGTGAGACTTGTCAGTTGATTACGGTAAGTACTTTGAGTGAAAATAGCGGTATTACATAGAATTAGAGTAAAAAACGGCTAGTATATATCAAACTCTTCTGGATCGTAGTACCAGTAGCCAGATATTAGCAATCAGACCTCCGGTACGGAAATACTGATAGTCCAATGATTACTACCCTGGATACGACTATTCTATGCTAGTACTGGTATACGCGATTATATAGGTATCTACAATAGTTGAGTTGTTTATTATAGTATCCGTTATATCTTTTTGAGTATAGATTGTGGTTATTGTGAAGAACTATATCTTTGCGGATATACTAGGGTTCTTGCTTATTTAGTGGTTGTTTGAGAAGTTGGAGGTTGAGATAGATTCCATTCATCATTCCAATAAATTTGAGCACTTTGTGGTTTAGAGGGTAATTGTGGTTTTCTAGGGAATTGCATGTTCGTTTAGTTTAGTGTGCCCAGTGTGCTGACCTTTGATTGTTTTGATTGTTTAGATTGAATCCTATTTATTGCCGCCTCTTCTATTAGATCTTTGTGGAACTGTGGACTTAGTTCTAACTGGAGGTTTTGTGTTTACTGGTCTAGTTGTAGGTCTAGGATTGTTAGGTCTAGTAGTTGGATTAGAGTTAATAAAACCAGAAGGATATAGAGTTCTAATATCATCTTTCGGTCTAGTTCTAATTGGTGGTTTTGTATTTATTACCGGTTTATTATTAACTACAGGATTAGTGTTTCTGTGTGGTTTAGTGGTTGATGATCTTCCTATTCTTGAAGTACTGATTCTATTGGTATTTGAGAAACCTCTCCTACCATATACATTACCTAAATAACTAGTTCTTGGTCCATAAATATGAGAATAGTATGGATGATTGTTTTGATAGTTCCACCAGTAATTTGTATTCCAATTTCCGTAGAAAGGATACTGATTCCAAGCGTTCCAACTATAGACATTATATCCCCATCTGTCGTATCCAAAAATTGACCATCTGTGTGGATAACTCCATTGCCAATTCATCCAATAATTATGTGGACTTTGCCATCCATATCTATATAGTCTATTATTGTAAAATTGATTATGGAAGAAAGAGTAATTTTGCCTTTGTAAGTATAAGTAATAGTTATTAGCAAAGACCCAATCCGTTTGAAGTTTCCATTGCAATTGGCTTACTGTGTTTATCTCTTCTATTTGGTAATTCTCATCAACATAGTCTGGATTATATGAATTGATTTGCCATCCTACTCCACAACTATTTACTGATAGAGTTAAGACTATTATGCAGATTAGTTTAAATAGAGTTTTCATATTGTTATGATTTAGTTATTATGCTAAGAGATCACCAAAATTATACTTTGGTTGCCATTGGTCTTTATGCTTTTCAATTACATCTTCCCATTGCTTTCTTAGCTTTGCGAGCCTTGGGCTATACTGTGTAGTTGGAGTCCAGCCTTTCTTTAAACCATCTCTCCAATTTGCAACTCTAATCTCTACCTTATCGATAGCTTTAGGTTTCTTAGGATCGTTACCATACCCAGCTGTATTCATTTCATTTAGAGTTTGAATGTATTTCATTACACAGATTATTTGATTTATATATTGTCAATTAAAACATATTGTCAAAATCGTAGTTAGGCTTTATTGCTCCAGCCTTTGGTATATCTGGTGGATCTACATATACCGGTTTTTTATAAGGTTTTGGATGTGGTTGTTTAGAAGCTCTTAACATCTCTGGTCTGTTTTCACGTACCCATTGAATATACCAAGGAGCCATTCTTTTAACTGTTTCTACATCAACTCCTTTATACTTACCTGATCTAAATTTCATACTGTTCTATTATAGTCATCTGATACTCTAACTATGTCATCTTCACCAAAGTAGGTTCCGATTTGCGTTTCTATAAACTTTGTAGGGTTTTCCGTTTTATTCCAAGCACGATGTTTATCACCTTTAGGTATATCAATAAAGTCTCCATAATTTAAGGTATGCTCTACGTCATTAAGTATAACTGTTAATGTACCTTCAACCACAACCCATCTCTCTGCTCTGTGTTTATGATATTGATAGCTTAGCCTTTGATTAGGTTTTACTTCAATTATTTTTACTTTGCATTTAGGAGTATCTAGTAGAATATCAAACCTACCCCAAGGTCTATTTTCAAAATTTGCCATATTAATCTAAATCATTATCTGGGTACCAATTATCCCATTCATCAACTCTATTTGCTTTACGCGGCTTTAGCCAATTCTTTATCCAGGATTTTAATTTCTTTAGCATCTTTCTTCTGCATCTGTTTTAAGACTCTTGCTATTTCATCATCCGCAAGTTTTATAATAGCATCGTTGGCTCGGATTCTAATTTCTAACTTTACTTTATTAACATATTTAGTTAGTTTATCATTTCCTTCTCCGATTGCATCCATTTTAGAAATAGTAATTTCTTCTTTCTTTCTCAATGCTTGTATCTTTGCGGCTTTAGCTTTATCTGCAACATCTATCTTAGATTTTGTTGAAGTATAATCATTACCTTTTGATTTCACCTCATCTTTAAATACATCTATTTGATCTTCTTCTATTTGTATTTTTTGAAGCTCTACTTTTAATTTAAATAATTCTTCACCAAGTTTATCTAATTCTCTTTTCTTTTTTGGATTAGAGAAGATACCTTTAATAAATGAGAAGATGCCTTCGTTTAAAATTTCAGATAACTCATCATGAGATATTTGACCTTCTAATATTTCATAAGTTTCATTAACCAACATTGTGTTATGATTAAAATTTTCAAAAGTAGGTATATTAGCCACTGTAGTACTTTATTTGTTTATATATCTGGAAAGATCTTCTATTAATTGGTTAGATGTATAATACCATCCTTCAAAAACTATACCATTATCAACTTCATGCTTTGTTAAGTACCAGAGGTCTTCATCTTTTAAATATTGAATATGCCAACCATCATTCATTAGTTGCGCTCTCCATGATTAATGATAAAATAATTAAACCACACGCAGATGGTATTTGCCAAGCAAAAGTTTCGCCTTGCATTAATGAAGATGCTAATAAACCTATTCCACTAACCATAAGCACATACCAAAAGTTTCTTTTAATTCTTTCTTTCATAATTTTATTTTTGTTTTGCATCAAAGAAAAACATTTGCCAAAGCCTACCGTTTGCAAAGTTACTTCCAAAGTAACCCATAGATGTATGAGCACAATGACCATCAAATATAACCATTCTATTATAAACATTACCAAATGTATCTACGTCTTCATAAGGAGTAGGATCACAGAATGTTTCTTGGTTAGCAAAGATCTCAGTAATATTATCTACCGCCTCGGTATCGTATTTCTTTGTTATTTTATTTCTAACAATTTTTGTACCTGTTGATGTGGGTGCATCTGGTGTTAAAAATACCATTGCTGCCCACTTTTGTGAATCTGCATGAAATACCTGGGGAGGTATACCATCACTGTTACCAAAACCTGCTTGAAATACTCCACATATAGAATACGTTTCAGCCCAGTTAGTAATTTCCATACCCATAATGGATTCTATTTTTTCTTTAACGCCATCAAAGATAAATTGTTTACGTGTTCTCCAGCCTACACCACCATGCCCATCAGCCCAATAGCTTTGTGATAAAGCATATTCTCTAACCATATCAGGATCTTCATAAAAATCATCGCATACCCATGATCTAGGCTTCATCTCTTTATTGTTTACTTTTAAAGAAGGTGATGTAATAATTCCCCAATCACCTTTATCTGGTGTTATATTTTTTTCAATTATATCCATATTAATTTAATTTGTTTTTAAAATACTTAATCAACATATGTGCCGATTTATAATTCGTTGCTAGTGGAATGTTATGAACATCGCATAATCTCATTAACATACTAATATCTACATCATGAGGATGCTTGTCTAACGGATCTCTAAAAAAGAGTACACAATCAACTTCACCTTTAGTAACCATAGCACCAATTTCGGCATCACCACCCATTGGTCCACTTGCTACTAACTCGACTCTTAATCCTGCATGTTCAATCATAGTACCCGTTGTGCCTGTGCCTACAAGTTCAACATTTTTATTTTTAAAAAAGTCTAATCTTTTCATAACAAAAGAAACCATATCAGCTTTCTTACCGTCATGAGCTATTACTGCTATCTTCATATTTCTTCTTTTGCTTTGGCTAAACTTTCTAATGCTATATCTATATGTTTAGCGTAGTCTTTATTTAATTTGTAAACTGGTTGTTGAATAAGATAATTTACTATAAAGCTATAGAATAATTCTACCCTATCTCTTGCTTCTATAATATCTTCTTTAGTTAGATTTAGGCCCTTTTCTATCATGATTACCTCTTACTACGTTTAATATTAATCCTAACCATGTATTTCCTCTGTACCTTTTTTTACCTTCTATGTTTAGAAGATACTTACTTTTTGTTTTCATAATTTTCTTTTCTTTTATTTATTTCTGCTAATTTATGTTCAGAATCTATGAATTCGCTATTGACATAATCCCACAAATTTAGATTGATTAAAAAGGGGTGCGGTCTCACCTTGGCCCACCTCTTGGCTTTTTGAAACCCTTTTGGTGAATATTCAAATTTTACTAAATTTGTGTAAGAAGGCGTAAACCAGCGTCTTATTAGTCTAAACATAAATGATTTATTATTATATGTAAAAAACTAAAAAAGTTTAAGAAATTAAACTGAAAGTATGAAAACTACCACCATGATAGTGATGTATAAAACTGAACTTATGTCTTGTTTATTTTGTTGCTCCATATATTATTTATGGTAAAAAAGGCTATAGTTTCTCTTTTTAGTGTTAACTAATTGTTAACAAATTATTAATCATCGGAATACTGTAATGTGTCCAGCTTCTTGAACTATGACAGGAGAATCAACCTTTTTACCTTTTACTTCATAATAGTAAACACCATCAGATACTAAATAACTTCCATTATTTACACTCCCGTCCCAAAAGGGGTAATCTTCAAAGTCATTAGCATTCCCAACATAAATATTTTGCCCCCATCTATTAAAGATTTTAAATTCTATGTTTTCCCAACAATTTAAATCATATATAATTTTCCATACATCATTTACTCCATCGTTATTAGGTGTAAATGTATTAGGTACATATATACTTTCTTCTCCTAGACAAGGGTAACCTGGATTCTCAATACAAGGTAAACCTGTTATGCAATCTATTAGAGTTTCTTCTGTAATATATTGAGTAAGTGTGTCTGTAATGTATATAAAGTTGTCCAAGTATAGTGTGTCTGTGCCGTATTCCGTGATATAAAGGGTGTCAGTGATGTAGATAGTTTCTGTAAGGTATATCGTATCCGTAAAATTTTGAGTGATGTAGAGAGTGTCTGTTAAAAACTCAGTTTCTGTAAGGTATATCGTATCCGTAAAATTTTGAGTGATGTAGAGAGTGTCTGTTAAAAACTCAGTTTCTGTAATATAAATAGTATCACAAGGCTCATCTTCATTAAGTTGACAGTCAACTCCAGTAATCATATCAAATACAAAGTTATTATTACCAGTAATTATTTCATTAGGTACACTTGTAATTGTAAAATAATTACCTTGCCCTGCTACCCAAGTACCCACACCATTAATCGTCCCACTCACGGTGATTGTATCTCCAGGTTGAATCCAAACCGCTAAATTAGAAACACCATTAAAACAATTAAATGTAGTACCTAAAAAATCACTAAGGCAAAAATATGTAACTGCTTCGGTTCCTATATTTACTAAAGTCGCTTCGTAAAAGTATGAAGATAAAATTCCTGCATCAAATACTTGACATTCTTCCTCAGATATAATTAAATCAATTATGATAGGATCTGGGCCAACTGAATATACACAAGTACCGTTATCTGTGGTTGCATCTTCATCATAGTTAAGTGCTATAGGATCAATGCACCCTGGGTAAGAGTATGCACAAGTAACTAGAAAAAGACCAACTAAGGTCATGACTAAATGTTTCATTGAACAATAAATTATTTTGATTTACTCCGCGTTCAGAGTTATTTAGAAAGCTTGTCCCACATGGCAGGATATTTTTCTTTGAAGTCTTCTCCGTATGTTTCATCCCAGATTCTTGAAAGTTCTCTGGCATCTACATTTTTTCGTTGCTTTAAGATTTTTGCAACAGCAGGATATTTATTAATAAACTTTTCTCCATACAGTTCATACCAATGATCCATGATATCTTTCTTAACACCTTCCATGTCTTCATTAATAGATTCTTTTAACGCCTTTTTAAAAGATTTAGGATCAGTAACAACGGTACCGTGTAATTTTACTTCGTCAGTATCAATGTTAACTCTAATCTCTCCACCTTGGTGTTTTAGATCTAATATTAAAGTATCATAATATTTACCTATTGCAGTTCCACCATTAATTCTTTTACCGGCTTTTTCTGCCCATCTTCCTATTTTCTTTACTAAAGGTAATATTCCTTTCCTCTTAGCAAATTCTTCAATATTACTAGGAATGTAAACTGCTTCATTTACAGATCCTTTCTTTTTTAAATCTCTCATTGCTTTATCTGCGTTAGGTGCTTTACCCCAACCTTCTCTAATCATTCCACCATGATCAAATTGAGATTTATTAACCATAAAGGTTTTACCATCTTTACCTTTTAGTTTTAAAACATAGCCATTATTGTCAAGTACTTCTACGGGTCCGCCCATATATAAAATCTTAGAACCTTTTTTGATTTTCTTAAAATCTTTAAGGTCTATCTTTTTCATATAGTCCTTTTTAAATCCTTCGTATGTTTTAAAATATTTCATAGTTAAGCCATTCTGTGTTTGTCAATTCTAGCCATGATCTTATCCTTCTTGGCCATTAGTTTAGCATATTCTTTTTCTTGCTTCATCATAGTAGAACCATACTCATCAGCAATTTCACCACCTTCTGGTTCAGCTTCTTGTTCCATGTCTCTAAGTGTTTGAGACATTTCATCACGTAAATCTTTAATCTGTTGATCTATGTCAAGCCTGGCATCTAATAAATCCATATACTTATCAAAACTTAACCTACGTGATTTTGCTTTAGTAGGTTTAAATTTAGGTAAAGTTTTTCTCGTAGCTCTATATGATACTAATACAGGATCATTTAAATCTGTTGCTTCATTAACTCTATCATAAAGACCAGATTTAGAATTCCATTCCCAATCTTCTTTATCAAAGTCTTTAAGCTTTTTTGCCTTTTGATATTCTTCAGAAGATAGATGAGCAGCTTTAAGATTTATTTTACGACTTTCATTGTAGCTTACAATATCAGAATATTTAATTTCATGCTCTTCGCCGTCTTGGTCTAATGCAAAGATAACTTTATCATCCCACATATCAGTATTATCTTGGTTACCGTTATTAGGATTATAGATAACATATTCTTGACCATTACCTAGTTGAATAAAACCATCATCCTTTTTCATAGCTTTCATCAATGATCTCTTAGTAAATTTACCTTCGGTAATTGTTGATTCAAAAGCTGAACCAACATCCTTTCCATTAAGAACATCCTTACATGCTTTATTAAATTGCTTTAATTTTTTAGTAGCATCTCCTGCATAACCATCTTGCATTAATTCAATAGCCATGTCTAACCAACTTGCTATAGTTCCAGCATATTCATCATCTATTCTATCAAACTTATCAGATAAATCTAGCAATGCATCTTCTCCAACTTTTTTAGTAATAGTTGACCCTGTCTTTAATAATGGTTTTAAACCTCTTGCCAATTTTTCATTAACTACAGATTCTACAAATAAGGTTTCTCCGGTTTTAGATTCAATATTGATAGTAGCACCAGGATATTCTTTTTGTAATTCATTAAATACAGCAGGTACTGCCGCAGGAGTATTAACTATTTCTTGTTTAGTAACTGAACCATTACTTACTACCACCACAGTTACAGGATAACTTCCTTTCTTTGCAGCTTTATGAATAGCAGATAATTTAGCTTCATTTAAAAATTCAGAATGAGTTTTAAAATATTTCATAGTTCTTATTTTATTCCTTGATCTTTCATTTCTTCCTTAATGTCATCATGAAAGTTCTTTATGTAATCCTTAGCACCTTTCTTATCACCATCTTCAATCCAATCGATTGCAATACCTAAGTTTCTAAAAGGTGTATGATAGTTTACATCAGTAGCAGAGTCAAATAATTTATTCAACATCTTAATAGGAGTTTTCTCATTTACTTTTAATGCATACTTTAACATACCTTCATAATCAAAATCACTTGACCATTTATCACCAGGCTTAAATTTCTTAGCTTCAGTAACTAATGATTCTTTCATTAATTCTACATAGTTGCTTCCTTTCTTAGAATAAACTGAAGTGATTTTAAAATCACCTTTAATCGCTTCACCAGTATCATATTCTATTTCTTTAGCATAATAAGCTTTAAAGAAAAGGTTTGGTTCGAGTTCTCCAAAGAAGTGTGAATGTTTACCAATAAAGAATTTTGCATTTGGATAAATTTTCTTTATTTCTTTTTTAGTTTCAGCATCATTTACTTCTGTATCATATGAACTTACGAATTTAGCTTCATTCATAGATTCAAATTGATGTCCTATAATCTTAACCCCTGCAACACCAGGAAAGAATTCTCCTTTGTCTGTTTGTATTCTACCGCTTGAGCTTGATTTGTGCGGGTCGGTAAAACCTTTAACTGTAATTGCATCTCCTCTAAAGTCTTTAGTCTTATAAGGTAATTTAACAACTTTTCCAGTTTTTTCATCTATTAACTTAGAACCTTCGTTTAGGTTATCGTTTGATTTACTTTCGATAATTGTATCGAAGTCTTTAATATATTTCATATGTTTAGATTAATTTTTTTATATATTTAGGATACATCCATGTAATCTCCATGATCACAAACGATGCCTTTCTTTTTTAATTCTTTACATATTTTATCTAAAGTACCTGGTCCATAAGATCTAGGCAATTCTTCTCTGATGCCTAATGACTTTAATAGTTTTTTAGAATCTTCATAATCTATCTTAGATCTTTTATTTACATTTGCAGTTTTTGCTACATCATATAATGAAGTTCCATAAAACCTACCACCCTGTTCAGTATAAACAAAATCAATACCCTTTATCTTAAATGGCTTACCACTACGATCTTTGTAGTTTACCGCTTCATTTATAAATTCATTAAAGTTTTTCATATTATGATAATTTAGATTTACCGTCCCATACCTTTACAACATATTCATTGCCATCCTTCTCTAGGTAACGAGGATCTTTTTTAGTAGGTCTCATTAATAAACCGTGTGAGTTTGCGTCTCTTCCTAATTTAGTATCCTTTCCTTTTGATTGCCATGAAGAGCCTCCTGAAAAATAAGATGAAAATTGACCGCGGTTATCTCTATCTTTTGGATCTAATCCTTTAAGAGTTAAGATATGTTTTTGTAAGTCTCCCCATTTAGATTTACCGTTCTTTTCAGCAAAATCCAAAACTTGTTTTTTAATAGTGTCTAATTTCTTAGCTTCATTAAGGGATTCAAATGTGTGTAAGTTTTCCATGTTTATCTTGTTTTATTATTTATTCTACAAAAAATAAAGGATCCAGGTAAAATACCCAGATCCTTTTTAAATTTACTTCTTAGTTACTAAACCTCTTAAGAGGTCCCAGTTCCTAGTTAAGAATACGCCAAATGCAATTCCTGCATAAATCTTATAACCGAATATCCACAAACCTAGACCGATACCTAATGATGCTAGTGCAGAAAATCCTTTTGTGTCAATCCAACTTACGACTTTTCCAAAAATTTCTTTAACTTTTTCCATTATTGATTAAAATTATTTTTAACTAAGCTATGCCAATTCTGCAGCAATTTGTTTAGAATGTTTACATGTTCCTCTAAATTTACCTGCAGGACAGTCACAACTTAATCGGTTACCATTTTTAGTAACAGTATATTTATTCCCAGTTGAGCCTGTAACTTGAAATATTTCCTTTTTTATGTTATCATAAGGATTTGTAACTTCAACATCATCAAAAGAAATGTGATCTTCTACTGGGATCCATCCAGGAAATAAGTATTTTTGCCCACCAATATTTGCAAAGGCAATTCCCATATGAGATACTATTTTATACTTCTTTGGCATATTAAAAAGGTAAGTCTTCAGTTTTAGATTCTTCAAAAGGTTCAGAGTGATCGGATAGTTTTCTATAAGTTAATGTAGCAAATGGTTGTTCACCAATTTCGGTAATTGCCGGTCTACGATTATCTTTGTCAAATGCATCTTTCATCTTATGTGCTTTCTTACGAGCAGTATAGTCATCCTTTGCATAGACATACATATCCATTGTTACTACATATCTTTTATCTTCACTCATCATATCTTAAGATTATTAAGTTGATCCAAAGTACCTTCAAATCCTGGTATGTCTTTTTGTGGCTTACCGTGATTTGCGATTCTGTCCATTAAGTCATTAATCTCATCTCTGCTTAACCATCCTACAACATCATCGTTATGATCAGGAAAGAATTCTTTAGTTACCCATTCTCCATCTGAATCAAAAATACCGATCTCAAATGATAAGAATTGATTTATACTAGAGAGGTCTTCTCTAGGAGTACAGTATACACCCATACCAGCAGATACTGATAACTTTAGTCCGTTTTGAAAATGTGTAGTAGATCTGAATCCACCTAACCCATCTTCTCTTTTAAATATAATGTTATGAAAGTTCATAGTTCTCTTCTTTATTAAATTGATTTCTAATTTCTGTTGTCAGCATTTCAGCTGTGATTGATAAATCTTTACCGATGAAGTCAACATCATGCTCTCGGTATTCATACTTGAAGTGTTCATTGCTTTTTGCAGCAACAAGGTTTGTAAGTACCTCTTTCAGATCATCCGCATACATGATCATATCACCTAAGATATTTTCAATTTCAAATACCTGACCGCCTTTAGGTTTCCAGTGAGGAGTTGCCGTGTCAGAGTAATTTTCGTAGTACTGTGCGTGAATTGTAATTGTAGCCATAATTTCCGTTTTTTAATTGTTTTTATATAATATAAATATAATCAAAATTGTTGGGATTTGAAAATTTCTAAGCAGTTATTTTCAAAAAGTTATTAACAATTTAGATATCAAAATTTTCTTGGATTTCTTTAACTAAAGTTTTGAGCTCTTCCTTGTTAAGAGCAATGTGAGTGAAGAAGTCTCCTTGATCTCTCAATGTTAATTGAAGTTTCATACCTTCCTTTCCTCCGCTGAATCTTGTCAATGACAATTCAGTGTTTTCCAATTTACCAGTTTTAGAACTGTGAAATTTTCCTTTAAGTGTTTTTAATTCGGTTGACATAATTTCCGTTTTTTATGAGTTAAGGACGAATGCTTTACTCGCCCATGTTTTAGAGTTAACTGATTGATATTGATCTTGACTATACAGATTAGTATTGTAATACATACTGTTAATAGTTCCTACTGTTAAGTCAGCTAAGATGCTTTCGTCAATTAACTTTACTTTTTTACCAGTCCTTGAGAATACTGTTAAATAGAAGTCAGATCCTTCTGGTTGAAATTGTACGGTTTGCAATGCTCCTTTTTTGTAACCGCTAATGATTGATTCTGGGTGAGCAGATAACCTTGGATTATCAAAGTCTCTTGCATCTACACAAGTCATACCTAATTTAGTCCTTGTTATGAATCTGAATTTACCACTTGGGTATTGCGACAGTATGTCTACTGTCATGATTTCAGTGTCCTTTAGTACGATTTCCTTGTTTTGTAATGTTTCCATATTTCCGTTTTTTAATTATTAATATAATTAAATATAATCAAAATAATTGGGAAATAAAAATTTTTCGTAGACTTTTTTCTCTAAAAATGAAAAAAGTTATTAACAATTTTCAATAACCCATTATTGCAAAAAATACTACAGTTAGGATACCGCCACCGATTAATACTTTCCAGTACCATTCTTTAACCCAATCATCTTCATAAACAACCATGTGGAATACAAAGCTTAAAAGTAAAATAAATAGTATGCCAAAGAATTCTAAGATCATACTTCCTTATTTTTAAGCTTAGGCCATTTTTTTAATAGCATTGTGCACAGTTCATATTCTTCCCTTTCTGTAAAAAGAACCAAGAATGCTTCAGCTGCTTGATATGGAGGTACATCAGGATTATGATCCTCAGGTACTTTACCATCCAAGAGTTCACAGACGCTTAAATCCGTTAAGAGAGTTTCAGTATCGTAGTTAGACATACCCACAAGGAAGTCTTGTAGGTAGTCTTTTGGTATGTATTTTAGATCTTTCATATTATTTAGAGTTTTCCATTTGTAACATTCTCATAGAACATTTGTAACCTCTTCCTAAAGAATCTTTAAAATTAACCGGAGCTTTTCTTGCTCTTGTATTAAATCCTGTAAGAGTATATGATTTACCTTGGATTGTAATTTGATCACCTACAGATAAATGATCCATGCCATGTAATCCTTTATGACGGTTCCAATCAATTGCTTCTTTAGTAATTGCTTCTCCGCCTTCACTGATAGTATTTCCTTTTAGTTTAAAGGTTACCTCATTTCCAGAGAATGATGCATTACCTGCATGTAATTTGATTCCAAATTTATTTTCTACAGCTTTAAGAGCGTTGTCGATTTCAGTTCTTAGGACTTGTAGATTAGCCTTGTTAAATGTTGTGATTTCCGTTTTTACCATTTTGATTGTTTTAATATAGTTTGAATTAATATATTATAAATATAATCAAAATAATTGGGAATTGAAAATTATTTCACAACTTTTTTCTCTAAAAATGAGAAAGTTATTAACAATTATAAGTTTTTGATATAATTACTAAGTTTATCTGTAGGTAACCACCCTAATCTATCTAAAGAGTCATCATTTTCTCTTAAAGTTTCTCTATAATTACCAGGTTGATCAGGTAAATGAATTTTACCTACTCCGAATTTTCTCTTAAACATTTCATAAACATCATTTATAGAATAATTCATACCTGTTCCGAATTCCCACGCATCATTATGCCTTTCGCCTGATTCTAGGATTTTAATTAAACCATCTACGATGTCACCAACAAAGGTAAAATCTCGTCTTTGATTACCATCACCCACAATTGTGATTTTCTCACCATCTCTTACTTGCCTTCTCCAAATACCGGTTACTGCTGCCCAATCCCCATCTACTATTTCGCCAGGACCATATACATTATAAAATCTGGCTATCTCTATGTGTAAGTCATATGTTTTTCTATACATTTTACATAACTCTTCACCTAAATACTTGGATGTTGCATAAGGAGATTGATATGGGTTATGCCACCTAGATGAAGAGCCTGCATATATTAACTTCATATTATTCTTTTTAGTAAATTCTAATACTTTTTGTGTTCCTATTGTATTTACCCTAAAAGTTTCATCTGGATTAGAAAAAGATGGTTGAATACGACTAAGGCCTGCTAAATGAAAACAGATCTCAAAATCTTCCATATTACTTTCTATCCATGTTACTATATCACCTTTATAATAAGTACAACCCTCAACATGATTAGACTCGGATCCACTGTCATAATTATCAATTGAAGATACTATGTAGCCTTTATCTAAAAGAGATTTAATTAAATTACTACCTATAAAACCAGCACCACCTGTAACCAACACTCTTGACCTAAAATTATCAGCCCATTCTTTTATTTTATTTTGTACACCGTTTTTAGTTATTACAAAATAATCAGATTCTTTACGAGGATTTTTTAGAAAATGATCTAAGTCTGTGAAATTGTCCCAGTGATAAGAATCATCATTCAATGGTAATGTTAGTTTTGATGACTCTGATATTTTGCATAAAAGACCAGGTTTGAGTAAAACACGAGGATTACATATTACCCAATAAGGTTTAGTAGGAAGTGCTTCAGTAATAAGATTCCATGTATTACCCTTTGTATTAATAACCTCTACATTTAAAACATAAGGTGAAGGGTTTTTAGATTTAAATCTTAAATTATTACTAGATTCATCTTCGTTGTTACTATTCATAATAATAACATTATCAACAGGATAATCTATGCTTTCAATGAAGTCTTTAACTTCATCAAAGTTTCCGTTATTTATAGATAAACCTAAAGCAGGTATTGCAATTAATTCTTTTGATTTTATTCCCATGTCCAATCTTGTATTTCTTTTTTATAAACTTGATGATTTACACCGTGATGTAATGTTAGCATATCCTTTCTTTCTACCCCTGCATAATCTACCCAATCATTAGTTAAACTTTCAACAGTAGCCCAATCACCAGATGGCCCGTCTTTTAACTTTCTCATTGATATTTTTTTATTTAATCTAGGATCTGCAAATGTTACCTTATCATTAAATACTTGGTTCATTATGCATTGATCAAACCAAGTAGTTTCAAATTGATCGAATCTTTTATGACATTCTTCAAATAAAGATGCGTGTTTCCTAGAAGCAACAAACCAGCCTGCATTAAAGTATCTATCCTTTCCTAAACCATATTTTTCACCTAATTTTTCAGGATCATCATCTCTACAAAAATAAAGGTTATTTTCATCAGGAACATAATCATAAATATTAAAATCTCTAACTGGTCGCCAATCAGCATCAAAATACATAATCCTATCGGCATTAGGAAAAATCTTAAACAGTAAAAATTTAATACACGAAGACTTTTGTGCCATATCCATTTCCCAACCAGGAGAATTTGCGTATTGAAGAAATTGTTCGCCTAATACGTAAGTTTTAAGACCTAAGTGTTTCTCAACCTTTCTTGCACTCCATTTTGCAAATTTTTCGAACTCATCACCTACTCCTATAGTTACTGCTATCATATTTTGTTATCTATTATAATTAGGATTTTCTATTCTCCCAGCTTTATTATTATTAAGAATGTCTAATAATTCATCAATACCTTCTTGAAATTCTGCTTTATTTTTACCAGTGGGATACATATAAATCTCATCACCAAAGCTTAATTTACCGGTTGAATTTGATGGTGAGCATCTAAGATACCATCCGTGTCTTGGCGGCATCATACGAGTTATTGCATACCACTGTTTATCATTCATTTGTACAAGAAGACCTTCTACTTTTGTAGTACTCTTCATTGCTTTTGTTTTAATAACCTCAATCATAGTTTTTTTTAAATTAATTCTAATTCCTCTTGCCTATCAAAAGGTAAATAATTTTCCAATAATGTATTATGTTCTTCTCTGTATTTGAGTACAGCAACTTCTTTACCTTTTGCTTCTACCTCGATATCTACTGCATGGCCGTAATCATTGATCTTTTCGTATACAAAGTCAGCATGAGCTTGTGCTTTACATTTAGGATCCTCGAATGTACGACGACATGACGAATAGTGAAATAATGGTTTTATGTTATGATGATGCCAGGTACTCATTGCCAATTCAAACGCCTCTTGCTCTGATAGGCCACCTGGTTGAAAACGGTGATGATGAAAATCGAATGTAATAGGAACCTTTACTGCCGAAAATATACCGTCATATAGATCTTGTACAGAATACATACTCCCTTTGTCATCATTCTCTACAACCAACCTGGCTTGAGCAGATTTAGATAGATTGAGATAATTAGATGCCCATCTACCCATAGTAGCCATCTTGTCACCGTATACACCATTACAGTGGATATTGATAGGATAGAAGTGAGATTGTGGAAGACCCATAAGATCCATGATCTCTGCTGTTTGGTTTAGTTCTTTTTGTGTTTTTTGAACCAATACAGGATTAGGGGAACCTAGTACATTGAAAGGGCCTGGGTGAAATGATAATCTCTGGCCATATTTTTGAGCCAGTGTACCTGCACCTTTTAGAAGTGTAGATATCTTTTGAAAATCTGGCAAATCTTTGAGCTCGTATTCTGACATCCAAGGAAACATATCTGATGACATGCGGTATACCTTGAAACCGTTCTTGTCATTCCATTTGATAATCTCAATAAGATCTCTGATATTCTGTAATGCCAAGCCACTAACATGATTCATACCTTTTTGTTGAAAGGTAATCTTTCTACAGGTTCGATTGACTGTAATAGGTTTGTTACGAAGATTTAGATTGATACAACAGTATCCTAGATTGGTTTCCATATTGTTTTATTTTAAAAAAATATAACAAAAATAATTATAAAATGAAAGCATAATTAGAATAATAATTTAAACATTCTATAAATCCATACCCAAAGACATAAGCTTATGCTTAATATTACTACCCATCCTATGATAAAAGTCCAATTATATTTTTTATACCATTTCATATGTTAATTGCTTAAAGGTGCTTTAATAGATTTATGACTTTCGTAATCTAAAAGTTCGTATGCAAATTCACCACTTAAAATATCAGATGCAACTATATTAAGTTCAGGTAGCATAATTGGATCCCTTTCGAGTTGTTCCTTTGCTTGTTCTATATGATTTTTATATAAATGTACATCTCCTAGATTTCCAATTAATTGATCAGGTACCATATTTACCTCATGTGCGATGATTTTTAAAAGTAATGCATAACTTGCAATGTTAAACGGAAGACCTAAGAATGTATCAACAGATCTTTGATTCCACATTAAAGAAATTGACCTAGTTGGTATTTCGTTATCATCCATAAAGTCTAAAGTATTTATCATACCTAAACCGTTACCGTCGTATGGTTTATCAGAATATAAAGCCCATCTTTCATGGAAGCTTAACTCTTTAGTGTATATTTGAAAACCGTAATGGCACGGAGGTAAAGTCATTTGATCTAACTCACCAACATTCCATGCATTAACCATTAATCTTCTACTGTCTGGGTTTGTTTTAAGATCATTAATTAAATTTATAATTTGATCTTCACCAATTTCATCCCAATCTCTCCACTGCTTTCCATAGATAGGGCCCAGTTCTCCCCATACTTTTGCAAACCCATCATCGGTTTTAATTTTATCAACAAACTCTTTTTGTGATAACGAATGGTCATGAGGTGGATTGCATTCAATATCTGCATATCGTTTATAAGCATCACCATTCCAAATATTACAATTATTATCAACGAGGTACTTAATGTTGGTATCTCCTTTTAAGAACCACTTTAGTTCAGTAGCAATTGTTTTCATTGGCATTCTCTTTGTAGTTAACAAAGGAAACCCTTGTGACATATCCCATCTGATAGTATATCCGAAAATTGATTTTGTACCTGTACCTGTTCTATCTTTTTTATCTTTACCAAAATCTAAAATAGTTTGTAAAAGCTCCTGGTATCTTTCGTCTATTGTAAAATCTTTATCTAAATCCATTTATTCTTTTTAAAATATAACCACATTCCTAAAACTGTTACTCCTGTTAATGCAGAGAATACCCAAAACCCGTTATCATCTGATATTAAAGGTACGTCATCAAAGTTCATTCCCCATAACCCAGTGTAAAATGAGAGAGGTAAAAATATAGTTGACCAAATAGTAAGAATGTTCAATCTCCTATTCATTAACTTATCATTTCTTTTATCTAACATTGCTTCTAACAATAAATGAATTTCAAGTAATTCTAATTCCTCTTTCTTTAAAAGCTTTTTCTTTAATAGATAAAAGTCATCTGTGTTTATTTCCTTTCCATCGAAAATTAAATCTTCAAAGGTTTCTAATTCTTTTTTGAGTTGTCTGTCCATAAGTCTAAAGTCCAAAGTAATGATTCAATAAAATATAAAATTCCTACAAGAGCCATTCCATAATGGGTCCAAGTTCCCTGATGACCATAGGTAAAATCTTCATAGATAGAAGGTATAGCAGATCCTATAATTGATATACTAAAAACCAATCTTACATATTTGTTATTTAAAAAGTTTTTCATAATAAATGTGGTTTTGCTTCATTTTGTCCAGCGTTAGTAACTTGTACATATTCAGGAAAAAATGATTTTATTTCTTTAGCTCCTGCATATGATAAAGCAGATCTTACACCATCAGTTAAACCTTTAATTATATATTTGACACCACCTTTAAATGGAATAATTGTGGATTCTCCTTCTACGTTTCTTTGTGCTTGGCCATGAGTAGTTTTAGTTTCTAAAGAAGCAGATCCTCTATATCTTTTATAAAGAGCATTACTTTTTTCAACCATCTGACCCGGTGATTCTAAAGTACCAGCGAGGAGAGAACCTAACATTACATTATCAGCACCGACTGCTAATGCTTTTGCAATATCTCCACTGCTTCTAATTCCACCATCTGCCATAATAGGAACTGTTGCAACTTTAGATATTTCCTCAAGACAAGTAACATTAGGTACACCAAATCCAGTTTTAATTCTTGTAGTACATAATGATCCACCACCAATACCTACTCGCAAACCATCTGCACCTGCATCTTGTAATCGTTCGGCTGCCTCTGCTGTTGCAATATTACCTGCAATAATATCTACATGGCTAGGTAAATTATCTTTACACCATTTTGTCATATCTATAACATTTTGGTGATCACCGTGTGCAACATCAATTAAGAGTACATTAGCACCTGCTTTAATTAAATTCTTAGCTCTTTTCTTATCATCCTCCTGAACTCCTATCGCAGCCATAATAGGAATAGCGGCAGACCATTTACCTGTAGCACTTATCTTTTCACAGAGTTTTTGAATTTCAGTATACTGCTCTATAATTTTATTAAATCTGTGAATACAACCAACACCACCTAACTGATAAAGCTTAAATGCCATTTCACTTTCACAAACAGTATCCATAGGAGATCCTACGATAGGTATACTAATTTTATAATTTTTAGAAAGGTTTGTTGTGAGATCAATTGATTGTCTTGATTTAATACCCGAAAATGCTGGTACTAATTGGATATCATCATATGTTAAATATGCCATTCTTGTTTAAGATTAAAGTATTATTTTATTTTTATATGTAAAAAACATAAAAGGTTTAATCTTTTTTAATTGTTAAAATACCTTTTAAACCTGTAACTTTAATGATATCACCTTCTTCGATTTCTTTCTTAAGAATCATTTCTGCTACAGGATTTTCTATTAATCGCTCTAGTGCTCTTCTTAGTGGCCTAGCACCGTACTTAGGATCAAAGCCTTGATCCAAAATAATATCTTTAGCACCCTTAGATATTTTCAATGTATATTCTCCTACATCTACTAGGTTCTCTGCAAGTTCTTTACATTCTTTATTTAAAATTGACATTACAGTATTTTTTGTAAGAGAATTAAAAACAATTACTTCATCAATCCTATTTAAAAATTCTGGTGCAAATTTTGACTTAAGGGCTTTATTAATAATACTCTTTTCTTCTGCTTGTTCTTCAGCAACAGTTTTTCTGCTAAAACCAATACCGGTTCCAAATTCTTGAACCTTTCTTGATCCTGTGTTTGATGTTAAAATAACAAGACAGTTTCTAAAATCAATAGTTCTACCTAATGAGTCGGTTAAATAACCATCATCTAACATTTGAAGTAATACATTAAAGACTTCTGGATGGGCTTTCTCTACCTCGTCAAATAATATAACGGAATGCGGTTTTCTTTTCACCTGCTCTGTTAAAAAGCCACCACCCTCATGCCCTATATAACCAGGAGGTGCTCCTATTAATTTAGAAACAGAATGAGCTTCCATATATTCGGTCATATCTATACGAATAAGATCTTCTTCAGAATTAAACATATAAGAACTTATCTCTTTGGCTAATTGAGTCTTACCTACACCAGTTGGACCTAAGAAAATAAAATTACCCATAGTCCTGTTTCTCTTTCGTATACCTACTCGGTTTCGTTGGATGGTCATTGATATTTTATTAATAGCTTCATCTTGTCCCATTACTTTAGATGATAGATGTTTATTAATACCTAATAGGTTCTTATGTTCTTTGTCTGTTATCTTTTCTACAGGAATACCTGTTGCTTTAGAAATTACATATAAAATATCATCTTCAGTAATTTCCATTTTCACTTCTGATAATTCAGCCTTCCATGATTTGTATTCTCTAGAAATTTTAGATTGAATATTTAAACAGTCATCTCTATTTTGAGCAGCGAGTTCATAACGCTGTGACTTTACTGCATCTTTCTTTTCGTTTTGTTTAATTATTAATTTAGCTTCTAGATTTTTTATCTTTTTAGGAATCTTAATATGCTTAAGATGCTTATAAGAACCTACCTCATCTAAAATATCTACTGCTTTATCTGGAAAATATCTATCCATCATGTATTGGTCAGCAACCTTAACTATCATTTGGATAATTTCATCAGAGTAATTTACATTATGAAAATCAGAATACTTATGTCTTAGGTGAGATAAAATTTCAACAGTTTCTTCTAATGAAGGAGGTTCAATTACAACCTTTTGAAACCTTCTATCCAATGCGCCATCAGATTCAATACTTTCTCTAAATTCATCAAAAGTAGTTGCTCCTATACATCTGATTTCACCACGGGCTAATGCAGGCTTAATAATATTAGCAGCATCTAAAGATCCTGTAGATCCACCTGCCCCCATAATAGTGTGAAGTTCATCTATAAAAATAATTACATGAGGATTTTCAATTAACTCATCAACTATTGCTTTCATTCTTTCTTCAAACTGCCCTCGATATTTTGTACCTGCAACTATAGTAGACAGTTCTAATGTATAAATAATTTTTCCTTGTAAAGTAACAGGAACATTACCTTCAATAATACGAGAAGCCAAACCTTCTACAATTGCAGTCTTACCTACACCAGGTTCTCCTACTAAAACAGGATTGTTTTTTCTACGTCTACCTAAAATTTGTACAACTCTTAGAATTTCATCTTCTCTACCAATAACTGGATCTAGTTTTTTATTCACTGCTAAGTCAGTTACATTGGTTCCATACGTATCAAGGATTGTGAGACTATTTCCTTTTTTAATTTTACCTGGCTCTTTTTTGATGCTGTCTTCTTCTGGATATATCTCTCCCATAGTTAAGTTTTAGATTTATAATACAATTATAACAACATTTATTACTTTCTGAAAGCAGTAATGTTTCTATATTAATTATACCTAAAAAAGGTAATTGGTTTAAGTTAGGATTTAATAGAAATGCTTAATTCTGAAGTACCTTTAATTAGGCGATGGATTAATCCTTTAGGAATATGAATAATTTTACCGGGTTGAATTTCTTGTGGTAATTCATTATCAAATTGAAATTGCCAATCATTTTCATTAAGAGATTCTACAAAGCGATCTTCTTCATCGGCATGCCACTTATATAAATGATCTGGTGCAGTTGGATCAAAATGTCTTAGGACTGTATCTGTTGAATATTGTTCTTCAATAAAAGGTTTAGTTTGATCTTCCATTTGCTGAACCACCTGTTCATTGGTTAATTCATTACATTTACAAGATTTACATTTGCAATCTTTCATTGCTTATTCGTATATCCCAATATTAATACTACCAGGTTTAAATGATATAAGTGTGGCTCCGATTGTATCACCAATCTTTTCCCATGTAGATTTATCACTCATATAAGAAGATAGCCTTACTTCATAACCATTGCCTTTTTTCTTGACTGATTTAATTGCCTTAGGAGAAATATCCATATTATCTATAGCCATTTCTAAATCATATTTAAAATCAGTAAAGTTACCTTTATAAGATTCTGTAACTTCTTCTGGTTTTTCATTAACGGATTCATTTGACATACTAATAATATACTCAACCTCACCCCATATTCTTTGGATTTCTTCCATTAGTTTTTGCATTTCAGTAAACTCAGGCTTTACATTATCAGAACCTTTAGAAATATTTTTACATAATCTACCATTAGGATCTAATGACTTAGTTAACTTATAAATATTATCATTAGTTACATTAAAACCTAAACTCTTTGTATATTGTTCATTTACTGATTCAGCTACAAAGTCTTTCATATACTTCTTTGTTAAGTCTGTATTGATTGCCTTTGCTAGGTGATTGATATTGTATTTCAAAACATCTTTTTCTTTAGTACCTCCGAGCTTTAGTTGACTGAGCTTTTCGCCTGTTGGTATATATGTATTGAAGTTGTCTTTAGCATACTTAACCATTTTTTCTGCCATAGCTGTGACAACTTTTAAGTCTTTCTTTAAGTTACCAGAAAGCTTAATGGGTTTTACTGCTTCATTAACTGATTCTTTAATTACTTTATCCCATGCAGCCATAAATTCTGGACCATCTAATTTATAATGACCAATAATATCAGCAATAGTATTATCCATTGACATCTGAACTTCATCTTCATATTTCTCACCTGTGATAGCTTCATATTCATTACGGATGCCTTGCGCTAAAGTTTCAGGATCTACATAACGACCAGTAATATTTTGTCTTTTTAATGCAGCCAATGAATTCTTAAGGGAACCTACACCATTAACGCCGTATTTATATTTTTCAAATGTTTTAAAGTATTTCATATTATTCTCCAAATTTTGGTATTCTTCCGAATGATGCTTCTTTTAAAGCTTTTTGAAAATCTTCAGTGTCTGGAATTAAATCCTCAGCACTTAAAGCTTTTGCTCTTTTTGCTATAAACTTTGCAGCTTTTGATTGATCTTTTGCTCTACCGTATGCCTGAATAGCATTCTTTAAATCTTCTAAGTTTTTAATTGGAAAGCTACCATCAGGTAAAGCTAATCCTTTTGATGCCATTTCCTTTCTTTGTTCAGTATCATAATTTTCCATTACTACTAATTCAACTTCGGCATAAGCATTTGATATAGCGTCTTCTAAATTATCCTGTGCATCCTTTCTTAGCTTAGTTAATCTCTTTGCTTCAGATTTAAATTTTTCTTTATCTGAATCTGTTTTAGCACCTTTAAATTTTAAAAGATTAGCTTTAAGATCTGTTATTACCTTATCTAAATTTTTCTGTGCCATACTTACGGCTTTATCACCTTTACCTTCAGTAAGAGATTCACCTTTCATTTCAGCCTTACGCATTTCTTTAGCTTTAGCCTTAAGTTCTTTAAACTCATCCTTTACTTTAGTATTAGCACCTTTAACAAATCTATCTAATCCCCAATTAAACGCAGCGGTAAATAATTTATCAAAAGGTAAAGACCCAAACTTTTTACCGTATGTAGAATATCGTAACCAATCCGCAAAGCCTTGTGCCATATCCTTAGATAATTTAATACCTTCAACTTCAGATGTATTACCGTTTATAACATCTTTAAGTAATCTATCGGCTGAAGCTCTGCCTTCATTAACTTTTTCATTAGCCATATTATATCTTACATCTTCAATAAAATCATCTTCAGTAAAATCTCCATAATCATTAAAGAACTGTTTAGCATTTTTCTTTGCCATTCTTTCTAATGATTTAACATAATCTTGAGCATACCTTAAATTGGTTACCCCTTTCTTTATAGCCTTTTTTAATCCAGAATCCATTACTCTTGCAACATCATTCCATCCTTTACCTTCAGTAACTGTAGATTCATAATAATCATCATATCCATCATCTTCTTCTTCTTGGTACCATGATTGGTTTGGATCATTTTCAGGTTGTTCTGTAAAATTATGTCTTTTCCAATTGTATCTAGGATCTTCTACTAAAGCAGGAAATAACGTCTTTCTCTTTTTATCTTTAGTTTTTAATTTACCAAAAGCTAAATCAATACCTTTTTCTCTATCGGCATCATAACCGTTCATAGTAGCAACAAGATCATAAAAATCCATTCCACCAAATACTCCATAACCGTCATATCTAGTTTCCTTCCATTTATTACCTTCGTTGTCATACATATAAACATCGATAGTATTTTGTTTTTCAGATCCTATTTGTTTATTAGAATCCTGAGTCATCCATGAAAATTGCCCTTCATTTAAATTGTTAGACTTCTTTTCATTAATAAAATCAATTCTACTTTTAATATATTTCATAATTATAAATATCTTTTTGACATTCTTTCCCAGTTAGGTAAACCTGCTACTTTAAAACCTGCAGCCTTAACAAAAGTCCTCATAGAAACATCATTTGCCTTTTTCATAAATTCATAAATTTCTTCTTTGTCTTTCATTGGCATATCCTTAGGTTCTAAATAAGGTAATAGAGTTTTAATTCTTTCCATTAATGTTACATCATCTGGGTTAACATCAATTAAAATAGATCTTGAACGAATAGCACCATCAGGGTCAGCTTTATCTTTTGCAAGGTTAGATATAAATATTACCCTACCTGCAAAATCAAAGTATGCTGGAACCATTCCATTTTCTATCATATTAAATTCTCCTTCAGGATCCATTTCAAAATCCTTAGGATCAAATACTAATCCACTTTTCTTAAGATAAGATATTCTTCTTATCTTTTTTGTATCAAGTGCGGCCTTTAATATATTACGGCCATTTTCATCTCTAAATACAGCATCACAATCATCAAATACTAAAACTTTATTTCTATACTGAAACATTTTCTTAAACATCATAATTGTTGATACAGCACCTGAAACAATAATATAATCATCATCAGCAGTAAGTCCTTCATCCTTTAGCGCTTTCTCTACACTGAAAGTTTTACCTGTACCTGCTCTACCGGATATCATTAGTGAATTAAATGCTCCTGCGGCAACCTTTCTGGCTATATCATAAATATCAGTCAAAGTTTCATCTAGGAATTTAACTTTATCTTCTAAAGTTTCTTCATTTGCTTTAACGGCAGTAGGCTCTTCTAATGTAACAGTTTCATTCTTTTTTAATTTAAGAATAGCTCCGTATGATATACCAAGATCTCTAGCAATCTTTGCGGCACTCTTACCAGATTTTAATTGTTTCATTACCATTTTCTGTTCTTGTGGTTTTAATACACCACGCTTACCTTCATTAACAGATTCTTGTAAAGTTTCAACTTCTTTAACATATGCAGGTTCGCTAATTAATTTTGCAAATTCATAACATAATGAAGTAATAGGAAAATTCTCACTACTCATAACAAAATCAGCAGTTCTTTTTGATGCATCAGAGAAATAAGCAAGATCACCAACAATACCAGGACCTCTATTCATTCCTTTACCACCTACCCTAACAGCGGCAGTACCTTTTGCGCTATATAACATAACACCTTCTACCCCATTTGATTTAACACCAAATGGAAAGATTTTAAAATCTAATTTAGTCTTCTTATTTAAGAAAGAACAAATTATACTAGCGGCTTGTCCTAATTTAGTTTCGCCTACATCATCATTATAATTAAAAGAAGCTTCGTTTAATGAATTCTTAAAATCTCCATAGTTTGGAATAAATTTCATATCTTTATTTATTTTTATTGTTTTATATATTTACCAAGGGTTGGTTGACTTCAGACCAAGTTGCTTTCCAAACAAAGAAGGCCCATAACATGCCCAGAATCCTGTCTTATTAGGATCCATCTTTTTCTTTTGGTCGCATTGATGCCTTGCCCAAAAACTTTTAGCTCTTCCTGGATCATCATTCTTTACAGACAATCCTGGATCTCCCCATTCAATTTTCTTTGCTACTATTTCACCAGTTTCTTTATCAGTTTTACCAGTGTTACGATAAACAATAAACTTTTTATTACCACCTCTTTCTGGAGAATCAAGTTTAACTTTTTTAGTTCTACCAGATTTACGGTCTTTATAGATAGCTTTCTTTCCTACTTCTAGGTTTTTTGCCATCCATCCACTCTTGCCATTTAATACTATATTTCCTTTATCCCAATACTGCTCTGCCTCTTCAAATAATTTGGCATGAGCATCTGAACCTAAACGGAAAACAGTATCGTCTAAACCTAATCCATTATCTATATGGTATTTAAGTTCTTCAGATACTTTATCAAAATCTTTGAAGCCTTTTACGAATTTCATATTATTTAGGTAATCCTGTTGTTTTTAATTTCTTATCTTCACCTTTCTTTATTACTTCTTTAGCAATATCGGCATCAGCTCCATAAGAACCCTTAGGCCCATTCTTTTTAGGATCATCTAATGGTCTACCCCAAGTACCAGGTGCTTTAGTTAAAAACGAGTTAACTCTTGCATAACCCCACTGCTCTTGCCCAGCGCCAGGTCTATGCCCAGATTTCCATGCAGCCATACCTCTCCTCATTACTAGTCTTAGTAAAGGTAATGATACACCTGTTTTTTCTGCTTTATTTTTAAGACCAGTTTCGATTCCCTTTCCCTTTATAGGTCCGCGATCTCCACTTGCCTTTTCATCAATACCTTCAGATAACCCATCCTCATATAAAGACTTTAGCCAATCATCTAAATCTTTATTAGGTTTAACTTTATCGCTAAATTCTTTATAAAATCTTTTCTTAAAATCAGCAAAGTTTTTTGCTTCTTCCATCATTATATGTAATTCGCTCATTACACCTTCATTGGTAACCATTTCATCTAATGCTTCATCATATAAATCATCAAATGCTTTAGTATGCTTAGATTTCTTTAGGGATTTTTTACCTTTAGTATCACCAGGTAATTCTTTATAAGCAGAAGGATCGTCATCAGCTTTAGATGCCTGATCTTTCATTTGTTTTTCTTTAGCCCTCGCAGTAGAAGTTGAGATGCCTTTGTAATAGCCGTGGCCTTTGATCTTATCTTCAAAGTCCTCGTCTTTCTTTTCTGTAATAAATTGTTTGAAGTCTCTAATGAATCTCATAAAACTTGTATTTTTTTATTTATTCATTAACAAAAAGTAAATTATTAAGTACGAAAGTCCTCTATACCTAATTCTTTATTAATTAGTTTAACGATTTCTTCGTTCGCTCTAACTCTACCAAAGATTTCCCAATCAGGATCAGTTAGGATAGAATGGATTTTACTGGCAAGGCCTGTCTCTAAGATGAGAGCGTCAACCTTGCCAGTATACCATTTAGTAACATTTTCTACACCACCAGATTTATATAAATCTAAAACCTGTTGATTGTTTATATGTCGTTTATGAAAACCCATTATTCTGCAACAGGACCTTCAACAGTTACTTTATCTATTTCTTGTTGAACTAATGCAAGCTCAGAGTGATTGTCTCTAAGGGCTTGATTATCTTCCTGTACTTTTTGTACTGCCTCAGATAATGACTCACCTACATTTGCCATTAACTCAACAAATGATTTAGCTTCATAAAATCCAGTTCCTGTCATCTTTGTAACCATTTGCCAAAGAATAGTAACACTTGTAGATCTTACTGGAATTAATCCTTTAAAATCTTTTTCTTTTACTAATTCTTTTGCTTCTCTTAAATTATGATATAGCATAATTAAACCGGTTGCAGTAGTATGACCCCACGGTGCATCTTTCTCTAAGAACTTAAGAAGTCGATCAAAAACTTTTTTTGTTTTAAAATCAATTTCATATTCTCTCACTTGCATTTCTTTAATTAGATCTTCATTAATCTTATCTAATTCAGCTTCTCTTGCTTTTAATTGTTCCAGTGTTCGTGGAGTTTCCTCTGTAGCCATTTCTACTACTTTAGTTTCAGTTTCTTTACTCATCTTTTTTGTTTTTATTTTGTGTTTGTTCTGATATAGGATTAGGGTTAAATTCTTTGTTTACGTGATTGCAGTTTACACAAGCAAGACTATCCATTGGTAATACTCTATCTTGATCTTCACCTGTTAAAAACCTACTAATCTTTCTTAAGAAGAAAATAGGCTTAAATGTTTCATTACCACAATTTTCGCATATAATAGGGGTAGTACTACTTAGGTCTAAGTTTGATGTATTTATTGGTTCTTTTTGCATTAGGACATTAAATATGTTATCACTGCGCTGATTCCTATAAAACCTATAAGAGCGACGATTCCTACAAAACCTATAAATGCACCTATATAACTACCTTTTAGTTGTTCTTTAGATTTTCCTTGGTTTTCCATAATAGTGATTTATTATTATATAGCTTTTTTAATATTAGTTTAAGAATGTACGGACGTAATCCAAATCTTTTTGTGTATCTATACCTTTATATAAACCAGCTGCTCTAGCATAATTAAAACTGATTCCATTGTCACCCCATCTTATCTGCTCTAAATTTTCTACTATTTCATTAGAAGTTTCAATCATAATGTTTTTATCAATTCTTTCTGTCATTACCTTACTGAATCCATAAATTCCTATATGCCTTTTAACATATAATGATTGAGTAGTAAAAACAGGACTTCTTGTAAACATTATTATTTTATTATTATCAAGTAATGCCTTTACTGTATTTCTATCACTTGCTTGTGGTTTTGTTAATGGACCTACTAAGGTTGCAATATCAAGAGGATTTTTCTTAAGTACAGAAATTAAAAGATTAATATCATTCTCATTTATTATAGGCTCATCTCCTTGAACATTAATAACATACCCATAATCTTCTTTATAGTGTTGATAAGCTTCTAATACTCTCTCAGTGCCAGTTTGATGTTTTGTGCTAGTCATAATACCTTCCCCACCAAACTTTTTTACTTCGTTTAGAATATCTTTATGGTCTGTTGCAACTATAACTTTATCAGCATTGGATTTTTGTACAGCTTCATAAACCCACTGTATCATTGGCTTTCCATTTATATCAGCAAGAGGTTTACCTGGCAATCTTGTAGATCCCCATCTTGCCGGTATTACTGCAATTACTTTATTCATTAGTTATTAATCTTAAAAAATTTAGCAGGAGAGCCTATCCATATTTCATTATCAGGAATATCTTTATTTATAAAAGCCATAGCACCCGTTACTACGTTATCTCCTATTTTAACTCCATGTTGGAATACAGTATTAGTACCAATAAAACAATTTTTGCCAATATGGGCCCCACCTATTTGAGTTTTTCCTGTATCAAGATTATTAGTCATTACCCTAGGGCAAATATAAGTTCCATCACCTACTTTACAGCCTCGAGCTAGAATAGCATCATATCTTAAAGTTACATCATTACCGACTTCACAATTTCCTGATGTGGATACTCTTGAATCAATATAACAATTTTTACCAATTTTAGTATTCTTTCTTAATTCTACAAAATTTCGAATGACTGTACCATCTCCGATTTCAACCCCATCTTCAATAACAACAAAGTTTCCTATTTCTACATTTTTTCCTATTTTAGCTTTACTGGATATCATTTTTCTTTATTTTATTTTTATTTATTTTAATCATTAGGCAAACCTTTTAAATTATTTTCTCTTTCTTTTTTCCACTTAGCCGGAATACCTACATAAACTCCTGGCTTTTCGGTGCTATTGGTTAGTATTGCACCAGAACCTAAAACTACATTATCTAATACTTTACATGCTGGTTGAACTGTACATCCTGAACCAAAGAAACAATTTTCGCCAATTGTGACAGCCCCACTTAATGTTACATTATTTGCGATATGCGTATTTTTACCAACACTGCACCCATGACCTATTGCAGTTCCAGGTGCAATCATTACACCGTCCTCAATTTTTGTCATTTCATTACAAGACCCTCTTACAATAGAAACGTTAGAGCATATATAACAGCCCTTGCCTATTTCAGTTCCACCAGTTAGAGTAAGCATTACCTTTTTCTTTCTTTCGGTATCCCAGATCCATAATAAGCCAGTACTACCAATAACTGAACCGGACTCTATTGTTGTCCCATCATTAATAATTGTATTACTTCTAATGATTACACCGGGTTGAATATTAACATCATTACCTATTTTACAATTTGTGCCTATAGTAACACCAGGGTATTTGTTACTTAAGCTTTTATCTATCTCGAACGTTTTATTATTACCAAACAAATGAGAAACATAATAAAATACTAATTTAGGATCTTTAACCTTTATGTATGATATGTTAGAATTAGATTCATCAAAATCAAATGGGCATAATAAAGTTATATTTTTTTTATCTTTTACTAAATGTGGAACATTAGCATCAAGGTAACATAAATCATTATCTCTTACATAATAAATTAATGATATGTCATCAATACAATTATTAAGCTTACCTGATAATTTATAGTCATAACCTAAATTTTTTATATACTGAATTATATGATTTTTCATTCTATATTTATTTTTATTATACTGAAAGTGGAAGATTCATGTTATGGGTATTGGCTAAAAATTCTCTATAAGGTATTACTGATAATTTTTTATCATTAAAAAATAACTTTGGAGTTTCTTTATTATTTGTGTAAGTATCAGTATTAAATATGTATTTATATGATTTATTATTTAAGTCTAAATAAGTTTTACATAAAGACGCTAGAGAATTATCAGTATAACCAATACTCATTTCTTCATTTTTAATATGATTTATAATATCAGCCTCAGATTCATATGATAATGCAGATGGCGTTCCACCGTTCCATATAGTCTTTATTCCTCTTATACCTAAATCTTGAACAGTTCCAGCTAATCCGTCAAATCTAGTTAACCTAACTCCAACAAATATTGTTTTATACAGCTCATTTAATCCATGTTCACCAAAGGCAGGAAATACATTCGGTAAATTTTTAAATGACTTGTGATTTATTGGGTGGCATGCGGTAATTAATACAAGATGAGGAAAATGTTGTTTCATTATCCTTTTTATTATATGATAACCATAATGATTGCTATTTGGTGAATCTCCATAAAAGTATACACAATGTCCTTTTTTGTTTGCATTAACATTAAGCGGTATATCCCTCGACCTCCAAGGAAATTCAATATATTTAATACCTAACTCATCTAAATATATACTCATAAGTTTAGAAGTAGAAATAAAATATAAATTTTTTCTATTCTTAATCCATGCTAAATTATTTTCAATTGGCCTAACGTCATTATTTACAATCATCACAGCCAGACCTTTATGTACATTGGCTATTTTTGTAATAGACCTAGTTGAAAAGAAAAAGGCAGGTTTATTTGCATCATAGTACGGTTTTAAAAAACTAGATTGATTTTCTTTACTGCTAAAGTGAGAAAAGGAATCTGGGAAAAATATTTGATCTATTTTCATTATTCTTTATCTTTTTCTAATATGGTAATAACAATTTCTTCCATTATCTATAACAAATATCTGTTGTAGGGGCTTCATTTATTGGTACTGTAAGACATTGTGACCAAGTGTTACCATAGGAAGGTCTACTAATAATACCAGCCCATGCATCTAATACACTACCCATATCTATTGCACATTTGCCCCAATCATTCTTTAATTCATTACATAAGTCTTTAGCTGCATGTCCTACACCTAATAGAACAATATGATTTTTAATATCTTTAAACTGAGACCTTAACCAATCTCTTTGTGATAGTGCTTTACTGTTTGGGTTGCCATGTTCATGTTTAATATTAATAAAATCTACATTATTATTAAAAGTATCTTGAAACTTTTTATTAGCCCTAAGATTTTTTTCTTGGCTAGTAATAATTGTAACTCTTTTATTTCCTATTAATTTTTTAAAATTTTCAATGACACCAATCTCAGATCCTTTGTTAAACATTATACTACATATTTTTAAATTATTAACATCTATATCATAATATTCAAAAATTTCTTTGTTTGGTACATATCTATTTGTATTAAGGCTTATTCCCTTAACTGCTAATTCACTTATTTCTTCAAGTGTAAATAATCCTAAATAATCACTTGTATTAATTGAATCTATTATTATTTTTCTACATCTTAGTAAGAATTCACAATCTTCAGTAAAATCTATGTTGTATCTTTTACATATATGAACTAATGCTATTCGCCTAATTTCTGTTTCGTTTTGTGTATAACAGTGCTCAGGTTTTTTTAGTATCTGAATTTCACCATCACCTAACCTAACATAAGATAAGGGAGTTTTGTTATTTATAGATTCTTTTATTGCTTGAAAAAGATTCTTATCAGATATAATACGCTTCATCTTTACAAAATATTTTCATTATTCTTCTTTACTTTTTTGTCCTAAATAACCACTGTGGTGTCTTTTAGAATATTCTTTCTTTGTAAATTTAATTTTCTTCATTGTTTCTACTACTAAAATATCACCCATAACCGTCATAAGAGTTGTTGATATTGTAGGCGTTAATCCTAGAGGGCAAATTTCTTTAGCATCACCAATATGTAAACATACATTTGATTCTTTTCCTAATTCACTATCCTTTTTACCTGTTATACTAATTATAGGTATATTTTTAAAAAGGTTTCGTGATAATTGAATTAATTCTAAAATTTCTCTAGTCTTACCTGAATTTGATAATAAAATTAATACATCATTACTTTGTAGAATTCCTAAGTCCCCATGTTGTGCTTCACTAGGATGTAAGTAAACTGAAGGTGTACCTGTTGAACTAAATGTGGTTGAAATGTTTAATCCTATTTGACCAGCTTTACCCATTCCGGATATTACAACTTTACCACCGGCACTGTGAACTTTATTTCTAATTATATTAACAGCCTTTTCATACTGGTTACCTAAAGGAATGTTTCCTATAGCTTCGATTTCTTTTTCTAAAATCTTTTTAATACTTTCTATCATTCTATATTATTACTTTAATAATATTTGATTACATTTATCTTCAAAGCTTTTTGTTACTCTTCTTCCTTCAAAGTGATGGTATACTTTATTTTCATATGTTGTTCCTATACCAAACATGCTACCATCTGCAAATTTCCATTTAGCCTTTTCTACATGACTAGGATACATTAGTTTGATAGGTAAGTTTTTTTCTGAGGCTCGGTAGCTAAATTCACCACCTACATCCCATTGACTACTCCCTTGAAAACTGGGGTTTCCTAATTCTTCGTATGTTTTTCTAGAAAACGCAATAAAGGCAGGGCTTGCATAATCTGGTGCATCTTTTATGTGATTAGGGTTTTGTGCTACTGAATAAAGACCTATATTATTTAAAGCCCATTCTCTTGCATCTTTAATTACATTTTTTTCTAGAGGAATGCAATCAATGTCTAATACAATTGCATGATCCCAATCATTATTTCTTAAGTACTCATCTATTGTATGTGCATGACCAACCCATACTTCAGGTTTAATTTGAATAATCTTTTCTCCAAATTTTTCAAGTACCTTTCTTTGCCCTTCTACTACTACATTAGGTATGACTTCATTATATGCTGTTATTATCATAGTCTTTTATTTTTTTTATGTAACCAACTGGTATTTATTTGTTTAAAATCTTTATTAAAATATTCATTAACTGCTGTTTGTACGCCTCTTGCTGTTGTATAATCATGACCTGCAATAGTTCCACCAACCTTTACTTTAGGATACCATGCAACTATATCTTTTTTAATATCTTCGTATTTATGACCAGCATCTAACCATACAAAATCTAAACTATTATCTTCATACATAGAGGCGGCATCCCATGATAAGGATACAATAGGATTTATTATGTCTTTTACTGGTTCAATGTTTTTTATAAATGTATCATATAAACCCTTCCTATCTGCATATAGCCTATTAGGGTCTGTCCCCCAAAGATCAACGCAATCAAATTTTATGTTTTTGTTAGAATTAATTATCTCTACCGCTAAATACACTGAGCTCATTCCTTTCCATGATCCAACCTCAACAAAATGAGAATTATCATTTGCATCAAGAACTATTTGAGAATAAATGTCAGGATAGTTAAACCAATTTTCTCCACACGTTTTGTAAAAATGTTCCATATTTTTATTTTTTATCTTTTACCAGTTGGTTTTAGTTTGTTATAACCTCCCATGGGGGCAACGTAATAAATTTCATTAGTTACTTTTATTTTATTTGTGTGTGATAATGCTTTTTCTAAAAAATTCCAATCTGGATTTTTAGCAGTAACATCAAACAGCCATTTATGTTTTAAATATAAAGAAGTCTTTATAGCAAAATTACATCCTACGTTTCCACTATATAATCTACTATCTTCTAATCTTGGTATTACTTTAGGTGGGTAAAAAGGGTTAGATGCATCTTGTGACATTCTTAATACAACTATATCATAAGTATCATCTAATTGTTTACTAAATCCTTCATTAAGGTAATCATCATCATCTAAAAAAATTATCCAATCACTGTCAATTCTAATTTTATTTAGTCCATCATTCCTATTTCCAACACCTCTCCCATCTTTAATCTCTCCACATATTAGAATATTGTGGTCAGTACATTCTCTTTTAATTGACGTTACTGCACGATCCAACGTGTCACGATATAATGTAGGTATAATGTACTCTATCTTCATAATTTAATATTTTGCTTTCATGGATTTACTATAATCTCTATATCCACTTTGTATGTCACTATAGCTTCCTCTTTGCCAAGCAAGTGGTGGATTAAAAGCATATGCATTACATTTAGGCTGAACCACTGCGGCTAAATAACCATCAACTGCAGTATAAAACCAAGGCTCTTCGGCAAGAACAGAATTTATTGCTAAATCATAGCAGCTTTCATTAATAGCATAACAAGTAGTAGTAATCATTCTTGCGCACTTTACTACATTTTCACTAACTTTAGTAGGAATAAATTTACCACCTCTCTCTTCATGTACACCACCAAAATATAACATATCCCAATCATTAGGAACTTCTTTTATTAATTCATTAAATTTATTTTGCAGATCTGGTATAAAATCACAATCATCTTCAATTATTAAAACATTTTTCCAACCTTCTAACTTTGCTCTTTTCCATATATTTACATGACTTGCCATACAGCCTGCTGCACCAGTCCATGAAGCCCGTTTAATTTTATTAATGCCTGCATCTTTTTCATCAACATGTTTCCATCCCATAGGGTTACCATTAACAGCAGACATTCTTTCTACTTGAAGATTATTATCAGCCCATTGGCGTTTTGATTCATTTAACCTGTCTGTTCTTTTATCTAGGTTAATACAAATAAGTTTATCAAAAAAGTTATTTAACATATAATTATTTTATTTGCCAGAGGCTTAGTGTTTTATCGGTATTATCATTATCACCCCATTTATATTCTTCTGTTGGTGATATAATACTTTCCAATGGTTTATCCATTTTCCAAGGTGATAATGTAAAATTTTGTGGTCTCCAACCATTAAACTCTCCAATATCACAATTTAGTTCAATAGAATCGAAATGAGTAATAAAAACATATTTTATAGATGATTTATGTAAAGAATCTAATACCTTCATTACATATTTGTTTGGGAAGTGAACAAGAACATCCTTAAGAATAACTGCATCAATATCTTTACCTTTTATACATTTATCAAATTCAGTTATAACATCTGCTACCATAAAATCTACATTTTCAAAATTTTTGTATTTTTCTTTATTAGCTTTAATTAAATCTTTTACTATATCTACTCCTCTATAATATTTAAATTCATTAACTATTTCTTTCATCCAATTAAAATCACCACATGCAATATCTACAATATTATTAATATCATATTTTTTACATACTTTTGGTAATTCTGATCTAAGAATTTCAGTATTTTCTAAAGTTGAACCGGTACCTGAAACAGATTCCATTTGGCGTTTTGACCAGCCTAATTCTTGGTATACTTCGGTAAACACTCCTTCTTGCTTTGCTTCTATATTATTAATTACAACTTTATTTTTTTCTTCTATCATCATTAAATTGTATTTCTTAATTTTCTACTCGCTTGAAAATGTTCAATTACTGGATTTACATTAGGGTACATTGCTCTCATGCTATCGAATATCATTGTATATTCTGGTGGTAAATTTTCATCTCTAATTTTACCTTCGGCTCTCATTTCTTCAATAACCTTTCCTAAATTCCATTGCTCAAATGTTTTAGCACCAGGCCCTTCTGCAATATTACCATTCTCCCATCTTTTACATAATTCCATTGTTTTTGAATTATTTTCTAAATAAATAGTTCCACTTAAACATTCATTTTTTCTCCATCTAAAATCTTGCCATCGTACGGCAACATCGCAATCATAAGTATCAAATAATGATGGATAAGAATGGATAACAGCATCGCTATCTACCCAAACGATAGATTTACCTTTATGCTTAATTAGCATGTCCTGCATAAACTTAGCTTTAAATCTAGTGTTTGCTTGCCAGTCACCTAAATTAGGTACACCTACTATATCATAAGGTACCTTTAATCTTTCTAAAGAATTTCTGAGTTTAGCTGCTTCTTGTTCATACGGAGTATTAACTGTATAATACGAAACTATTACATATTTTTTTTCGCTATTACGTATTATTGGATTTGATTGAACTTTATCTAAACTAGTTGTTTTTATATTAGATATTGTAGTAGGAGTTATTGAGATTATTTTTGCTTTACTTTTAGATTTATTTAATAACTTAATACTATTTTCTATAATAGTTCGGTAGCCAGAAACTTTATCACTGAAGCCAAGTTTATGTGTACCATATAATTGATGAAAGTGTGTTTCGGTTGGAGATGTACTTAAATCATACCCTATTAAATAAATTTCTTCATATCCTAAAAGAATTGCTAGTTGAATAGCACAAAAGCCACTATTATTACCATTAGAAAAATCATTAACAGTTAAACCAAAACCAGTATTCGGTGCTGATGTTGTTATAGAAGGTATAACTCTATTAAATTTATCTAAGTCTTTATATACAAAATTATGCCTAACATCAGTTACCTCACCATCAATAACTTTCATATTGCTATTACCCCCATTAGTGTTAAGTATAAAATATGAGTATTGAGATTTTTTAATTACCTCATCAACAGTATTTATTTTTCTTTTAGGATCAAAGTAACTATAATCCATTGTAATAAAATATGTAGGGTTTGGTACAAAATTCACTGCAGCATTAACGCATATAGTATCTTCATCTTTTAAATCAGCTAACTTAACTTTTCCAACACCTGGACCGCCACCAATAATAAATACTCGATGACTTTTTTTAGGTGGAATTACAATAGAAGGATTTATAAGAATTGAATCTTTTATAGGTTTAACTACTCTATGTTTATTAGGAACTATATTATCAGTAGGCTTAACCTTAAGTTCATTTACCTTTTTTGTTACTTTACGCGGAGATACTCTAAGAGGCCCATCACTAATAATAGGTGCAATTTTTACTTTACGTACTCTTCTTCTGCGCATTTTGGATAGTATATTTTTATTATATATTGTACTAAAAAAGGGAGGGTTTCCCCTCCCCTTTTCTAGGTTTTAAAAGAAGTAAGTTTACTTTACCTTTTCAATAACAGGTTCAGTTGAAGTTTCATTAACTACAGGATCTGCGGTAGTACCTTCAGTAGCATTTTCAGTTTCTTCTGTAGGTGGAACAAAAACTCTGATAGCTTTTGCAACCATTTCAGCGTCCTCTAATGTATATGCGCCTTTTCCTTGTGCAATCCTAGCAGCTTGAATTAAAACGTTAACCGCCTGTGCCTGGTTCATTTCTTGATTTTCTTGTGACATAATTTATAAATTTGTTTATTATTATATACCTTTAATTAATTTAGTTTCATAATATTTCAATATCATTCTCTAAATCTTTTTTGGTTGGTATAGTAACATATAGTATACCTTTTTCTACCTTAGCTTTAATTTTCTTTCTATCAAAGTCATCAGGTAAACCGAACCTTTTATTTAAAGGTGGTGTCCATGGATTATCTTCGCTTTCAATAATAACACTTAAGTCATTCTTAATAAGCTTAACTTTAATATCTTCTTTATCAAAGCCAGGAACTGGCATTTCTAAAATGTATTCATCGTCTTCTTTACTGAAGTGATATTCTTTAAAGGGATCTTTAATTTTTTCTAACTCTCCCCAAAACGGATGGTCCTTTAGGATCTCATCAAAATTTGATTTAAATGTAAACATAGTTTAATTAATTTTTAGTTATAACAAGGATTATTCCTTATTTAATTAATATACTGAAAAAACCGTGCCACAAGTGAAATAGCACGGTTTTTCGGAAATATTGTCATCTTTCTATGTTTGTCTATGTCAATGTGTCAGGAAAATTTCTTTTTCTTTCCACCATCATAAACATAAGCATGACCTTCAGTTATTAGAGTTTCATTAACATCCCATTGATTTCCTTCAGAATCCATGATAAACAATTGACCTAATACTCTACCATACTTACCAACACCATGAGATTTAATTCTGAAAAATCCAGGCTTTGAACTTACTTTAGTTAAGAGATCCTTTACTCTTTCTTTAGCAGCCAGTCCTTTTTTCTTTTCGTCCAAGTTACGAGTTCTACTTTCCCATGCATCCAAGCCTGAGAATCTAATACGCTTTCGAATCCAAATATCAAAACCGACATCAATGAGAGCATCAACCGTATCGCCATCAATAACCCGTTCGAGTTTTCCTCTGTATATGTACTTCTCCATTATAAACTAGTTAACATATCCATTAATTCAGGCTGAGGGAACATATCAGATTTAGTGGCTCGAACATTACTGTGTGTCCATAGTCCTTTATGCTTTCCTTCTAATACTTCTTGATTAAATTCAAATGCATCTGCACCCTTTTCTTTAATAAGAGCAGGTAAACCAGCTCTCACATCGATGTTATCTCTATTACCAATCCAAAGTATCCAATCTCTTAGTACTTCTATTTGCTTATCAGAATACCTGTGCCATGTTTTATATCCTCTAAAAGGTTTTGTTAAAGTAACAAGTTGAGATGCATCAGCTTTGGTACCTGCATATGTTTTACCATCCTTAACCCATCCAAAATTATTTACTTCAATTCCTACAGAATGTTGATGCATATGACTTCTTCCTGTTCCTAAGTGCCATGCCCAACCACCTGCTGGCATACATTGTACTAATTCACCATCATATCGATCATCATTACCTTTTATTGATTGACCACCTAAAACAAATTCAGTTGCAATACAACCTCTTGTATCGCTTGCCCAATGATCAATTGTTTTATATGGATTATTCCAACCTGCGGTATGGTGTAAGAAAATATATTCTGGTTTACTTCCTGTCATATATTCATTAGCCGGTAAAAAGTGTTTATGTATAAGTAAACCCCCTTTAGTATATAGCATTTCTGAATTATCAGTAGAAGCAAGCCCCATAGCATTCATTGTTATAGGACCAACAATACCATCAACATCTAAACTATTATCATGCTGCCATTTACATACAGCATTGTGTGTCTTATTTCCAAATATACCATCGACATACAATCCGAGATATTCCTGCAATTCTTTAACTTCATCTCCACGAGATCCTTTCTTTAAAATCATGTCTTAATATTTATTTGATTTATTTATTCGGTCTCTTTTCATAGAATTCTTCATATGCATTAATTAAATCATCTACAACAGGATCTCTATGATTTTGGAATAAAGTTACAGAGCAAACATTTTTTATTTTCTTTCCTAAATTATATAAGAATTTAAAGCCTGATTCTTTTCTGTTTTTTAAATCTACTTGCCCATCATCACCGCATACAATCATTTTAGATCTTAAGCCTATCCTGGTGGCAATCATTTCCATTTGTGTCATTGTAACGTTTTGTGCTTCATCTACAATAACGCAGCTATCCAAAAATGTACGTCCTCTCATAAATGCTACAGGTACAATTTCTATTTTACCTTCTTTTATAAAAGGTTCTACTCTTTCTTTGCCATATAGTAAATACATATTTTGATAAATTGGTTGAACCCAAGGATCCATCTTTTGGTGAAGGTCGCCAGGCAAGAATCCTATTTCTTCTTTAGATACTGTAGGTCTGGTGATTATAATTTTTTCGTAGTGTCTTCTAAAAAGACCATCTAATGCTACTTGGCAAGCTAATAATGTTTTACCGCTTCCTGCTTTACCTGCTAATACTGTTACTGTATTATTTAAAATTTGTTCTTTTGCTATTTTCTGTTCTTCATTTAAAGATATGTTAAATTTTATTGGATTTTTTATAACTCTTTTTTGACGAAAGACATCGTCATCATATGTTCTTGCTGGCATTGCGAATAATTTTTTTTCTTAAGAAAAGTTTCTTAAGGTTTTGGATTGTAATTCTTCGCTAAAGTCTTTGGATTTTTTGCTGTAAGAGCATCAGTTATTTTGGCAACTTTTTCAACATAGCGGACCTTTGTCTTACTTAACCTTGAAGGATTAAGTATTTCACTATCATCATTGTTATCCTTATCATTGGATACTTCTTCATCAACCATTTCCAAAGATTCTATAGGTTGATTAATAACCTCTTCAGTTACAATATCCGTAGAGGTTTCTTTTTCTTTATTATCAAGTGTTTCTATATCGGTGTTTTCAATCTCAACCATCTGATCCTCTGGTCTAATGTAATCAACTAATGATTTAATGAAACCTAAGGCTACTAATGGAAGTATAGCACCACTTACTACTGATAGTATTCTTTTTTGTACTATAGGTTCTTCTTCAAGCAACCCAAATAATTCTATCCAAGGCATATAATTTTCTAAATTAACAAATGCATGAAATGAATTTGCCATCATCTGAAAACCAGTAAGAAGTAAAAATAAACCCCAAACCATAGTCTTGTTTGTTTTATCTAAAATAATTATTGCTGCAAGAGAAGCTGCTGCACCTAATTCGAATCCTATGGCTAATGCCCAATTCATAATTCCATCATGCGTTAAATCAAAAAACGCCACAGAGTTAATCATTGATATGGTAGCTACTAAAAAGTACAAGCTAACAAAAATGCTTATTATACCGATATGAATTACTTTATTCTTCATAATATAATTTATTTATATATTCCTTAAACGACAGGAGCACTGTTCTTATATGGGTGATTACTAGGTAGTAATGATACTAATCCCCATTTCCAAGCAAGATAACCTTCACCTTTTTCTAAAGTTGAAATATCAGTTCCACTAGTTCCTGGTATGTCGGCAACTGCAAAGAATTCAGCTAACTGACCGTCTAACTCCACGGATGATCTATTTCTCATTAGCCTTAATTCTTGATTATTTTGAATAGAATTTGTGTAATCATTAACTACCTTGAATGCGCTTTGCCCATCAACTCTAGTACCTATTTGATTACCTGTCTTATTAAAGTAAACTGCTGTAATAGCATAAGTATTTTGCTGAATGCTTTTAAGGTTCCATTCTTCTGAATTTCCGATAGTGTTACTGATTCGATTACTTGATAGCCCATCTAAATCTAACTCTCCTGGCCAAGTATTATTAGAAGCAGAAGAGCTTACAGCATAATCTCTTTTAGGAGATGCGTTTGTTTCATAAGACCAGAATGAATCTTTAGTATTGTTAACAGTATTAAATCTAAATACACCTATTGCCCAGTGATTACCGGATGTTGTTTGAGATTCATATGAAGTACTTTGTAAATATTCATTTCCATCAAAATCAAATACATTTAAATTATTAAGACTATTTGCAATAACGGTAGGGGTACTACCAATTGACATTGTATAAGTACCTGCTTTATCAGTAACTCCTGTTAAGGTTGATCCTGATCTTGTATATGAAGAAGTATCAGATGCATCAATCCAAGCAGCTAATCTAGCCTGTGAGCTTGGTAACCAAAGTTCTGTTGGTTGGGGTTGTTCTATTATTCCTACTGTAGATAAATGTATCATATATCAATTATTATGATAGATCCCCAAATAACCACCATTCGTTTACGGATTTTTTAATTAAGGTAGCTCCTGAATATCTAAACTGTAAAGATTTATTATCGTTTGAGGAGTTTATAGTAACACCAGATCCTTCTGATATTGAGAGTGCACCTGAACCACCTCTTACAATCATAACTTGTGTTCCTAATGAAAACGCAACACTAGTATTATTTGGAACTACAATTTCTCTAGTTAATGTACTATCCATTTCTATTATCTTATCTCTATCACTAAGTACTAATGTATAATCTGCAGTTTTAACATCAGTTGTTACTAATGTATTCGCATCAGATCCAATAATACCTTGAGTTCCTTGAGTTCCTTGAGTTCCTTGAGTTCCTTGAGTTCCTTGAGTTCCTTGAGTTCCTGTTCCAGTTATACCTTGAATACCTTGTAAACCAGTTATACCTTGAATACCTTGAGTTCCTGTTCCAGTTATACCTTGAATACCTTGAACTCCTTGTAAACCTCTAATGCCCTGAGCTCCTTGTAAACCTCGTAAACCTTGTAAACCTTGAATACCTTGTAAACCAGTTATACCTTGAATACCTTGAGTTCCTGTTCCAGTTATACCTTGAATACCTTGAATACCCTGAGTTCCTTGTAAACCAGTTATACCTTGAATACCTTGAGTTCCTTGAA